ATAACTAAATTAGATATGTTTGAATAATATGGAATACTTATCAACAGAAATTAAATCAGCCCGCGAGGCAAATACTATCTTCAAGATACTAGGTATCAAAGATGTCACTACAGACCGTCAACGTAGTAACGGTACAACAGTATATGAACTACCAATCAGCCAAGTGTGGCAAACACTAAACCCTAAACCTTTACGCTTTGCTACGTATACTACAGGTTATGTACGTAACGTCACCGAAGGCTTATCAAGTTCTTACCAAATCAATAAAACTAAGCCAGTAGTGTACGAATCAGGCATGACAGGCAAAGAGCGTATACTCATTGACGGTTGGGAAGAACGTCTTATATATTTAGCTAAGTTCATTATCAAGAACTACTATCAAAAACCTACGTATATAATGAGTGATTACGTTATGGACTGCTTGCGCGAAGCGTATGTAAGAGATTATAACAACAAGCCAAGCAATAGATTGCCATTTGGCGATGAAGTACAAGTAATAGTTAACGGACACAGATACAATTTATCATGAGTGCATTTTATAGAGATACAGTAGTGTACGGTAAGTCTGCACATGAATACAGTATTAAAGTTAACGACGAGCAATGGCTTGGCGCTAGCACAATAGAAGAGTTGGTCGACATAGTATTAAGCGAAGGCATTTGCCCAAGCGCTATGCTATACATCGACGGCCAACCATCAGGCGAGTGTATAACAGATTATATATTAGAATGACTAAATTAACAGTAAGATACAAGAACGAAAGAACACTTAAGCAGCTATTGTCACACGCTGAAAAGCAGTACGACCATTATAAAGAGTATGGCTTTATAAACGACGTGAATTATTGGCAAGCTAAAGTAAATGATTATAGAGCACAATTATACGCTTTGTATTATGAAAAAGAAGACTTTGATAAAATAAACACATTATGAAAAAAAGAAAATTAAACAGTAAAAACCCTAAGTACAGAACTATAGCACAAACTAAAGCTGCGGAGAAACCTATTGATAAGCAAATACTTATTAAAGAAGTTAAAGGTACTAAAGTTTACGCAACGTTTTACAGTGACACAAAATAAATACGATTACTAACAGATAATATTATAAACCAAATTAAATTAAACCATTATGACTAAAGATGAATTAGAGATTAAAATCTCAACACTGCAAAACCTTGTATTGCAAAAAAACGAAGAGTTAAATGACTACGCTGCTCAAATCGAAAGACTTAACGACGAGTTAAAAGACTTAAATAAACCAAAGCTTACAGCATTACAACTCGATGAGCTATATCAAGCTATAGAGCAAGGTATTGAATCGTTTGACTTTGACGATGCTGATAATTTTGACGTTGATTTTCACATTGACTATGACAACAGAATAGCTATTGAAAGTATGTCATTTCAAAACGCTGATGAGTTATTACGCGTAGTATATGATGAAGCACGTGAAATATTTGCTGAGATTAAAGAAGATGATAACCAATTAAACCAAGACTAATATGAAAACATTATATAACAGTATAAAACCAGAATACAGAGACAGATTAGAAGCTCACGCAAAAGAATATCCTGCTACTATTATGTCTATTAAAAAGTCATTACACTATAATGAACTATGGTCACGCTTAACAGTATCTCAAGTTAGAGACTTTGTATCTTTTACAGACACGCCTTTAGGTTCTCTTACATTTGAAGACTGGGCATTTGGCGATAAATTTTTAATAAAAGAAAAATGAATTTGCTAACACAAAACAGCAAGCTCAAAAAGACTAGCAAGTCGCTAGGGTTACGAGTATTTAATTTTGGTATTCCAGCGTACAAATCAGCATCGGGTAAGTTGACATGCCCGTTCGCTGATGCGTGCGTGAAGTTTTGTTATGCCAAAAAAGGTGCATATATATGGTCAAACGTTCAACCAGCGTTTGAAAAGCGCTATCAACTCAGTAAGACAGACGACTTTGTTAATATTATGAATCAGGAAATAGCTAAAAAACGTCCTGATTATGTAAGGGTGCATGACAGCGGCGACTATTATTCAAGAGCTTATCTTGACAAATGGCTCGCTGTTGCTATACACAACCCACACGTACGCTTTTACAGCTATACAAACTGCGTAGAAATGCTTAAAAATACTAATCTGCCTGACAATTACGACATTATATTCAGTGATTCAGGCAAACAAAAACACATGATAGATGAAAAGAAAGATCGACACACCAGAATATTTCATAGCCATAGCGAGCTTATTTCTGCTGGTTATACTGACGCTTCTAATATTGACTTGATGGCGACAAAATGGTTTAACAAAACCAACAAAGTTGGTCTAATATTTCACTAATATGTTAGCATTATATTTATACTTAGGCTATATTGCCTATATACTTATACAAACAGTAATAGAACAGAATTATAAATTTAAAGAATTAGAAGATGACGACAGAAACTAAATTACCAAAATGGTTCAACGGCGAACTATACAGCGAAGGCGGAGAAGTTACAAACCCTTACAGTGGCCAAAGCTACGAACTTACAGCTGAAGAGCTAAGTATGTATGACTTTATAATAGGTGCAAATCAACTTATGGAAATGGGTATGTATGCACCAAAAACACTTGACGATATGCGTAAAGGTCTTACGTGGTTCAGAAAAAACAATGTTGAAGCGTATTACGTATTATTAGATTAGTTATGACAGCAGAACAGATAGAAAGTTATATTAAAACAGAATTAAGCTCTAACCCAAGACACAACTGTAGGTCTTTATCTAAAGCTATAAACGACGTGTCTAACGAACTAGAGTTTGATTCTTATAGAATTATGCAGTTGTTGTTAGAAAACAAACCTATTGACGCATTACATACGCATAGTTATGGTTTTCAAACAGCAAACGGAAGAGAAATTATTAACACATTAATAGATAAATACCATGAGTACGAGAGCAGCAATTAGGTTTGCAGAACGCACACCAGGGCAATCATTTGCCAATAAACCAAAAGATGTTACACATCAAATATACCATCACTACGATGGCTACCCAGACTTTTTAGGCGTAGCTATAGCTAAATTCGTAGATAACGCAGATTATAACGATACAGACTGTCTAGCTGCACACTTGCTATGCAAGCTAAAACTGGGGCTACACTATGACAAGCTTGAAGTTTGTAAAGGTATTGTATATTTAGAACACCCTGAAAAACAGCACGGAGATCTTGACTATTCATACTACGTGTGGACTGGTCGCGGCGATGAAATATGGATTAGCATATTCAGATATGACTCTGATGAATGTCTGTTTGTCGGTAAACCGTGTGATCTTATAAATAAGTATACAAACTAAAAACGATTACTCATGGATAATATTAAAATGACAGACGCACAATTAAAAAAGTTAATAGATGGACTAGCAGACGGTTTAGTTAAACGTATATACGGTGTAGCTAACGATATAGAAGATCCGAGAGACAATAGAGTATGGCAATGCGATCGCGAAGATGATGAAGCTGTTGGTGAATTAGCTAGGCTAATGACACTGTTAAACCTTTATCAAGATCGTGAAGAGTATGAAAAATGCCATTTAGTAAACCAACATATTAAACGATTAGAAGAAATTGTAAGCAACTTGTAGTGCTATACACAAACCAAAACCAATTATGAATATATTTTTCTTACACCAAAACCCACATCAAGCCGCTAAATATCAGTACAATAAGCATATTGTTAAAATGGTATTAGAATCAGCACAAATGTTATGTACAGCGCATCATTGTATATTAGGTGATGAAGCTGACGTACCTTACAAAGCTGCTCACAGAAACCACCCGTCTACTGTATGGGCTAGGCGATCAGCTAACAACTACGAGTGGTTGTATCATCATTTTGTAGCTTTATCTGCTGAATACAAAAGACGTTATGGTAAAGAGCATTTGTCTTACACTAAGTGTAAAGATAAGCTTAACATAATGCCTGGCGAATTAGTTTATACAGGCTTTGAGCAACCTCCGCAGTGTATGCCTGATGAATACAAAGACGAATGTAGTATACAAGCTTATTGGAATTATTACATAGGCGGAAAAAAGAATATTGCAAACCCTAAAACCGAAAAATTGTATGAAGAAAGACCTAAGACAACGTATTAAGCAATTTAATGAAATTAAATTTGCAAAAGATAAGAGTAAAAGAATTATTATTGCAACGTTAAAACCTTGCAGTGTGACAATAGGCTGTGAATATAGAGGAGTAACAGGCTAATGTCACAGTTTGACAGGAATATGGATATACTAAACAGACGTAAGTTAATATATATAAGGCCGCCAGTAACAGATCAACCTACAGAGGTTTATGACTGGGGCAACTACTATGAATATGGTACACATCAACATTACGCGTTGTTTAGAAGTAAGGCAAAAATTAATACTTACAAATCTCTTAAATGGCATTTGCTAGTTATATGGTATCTTAACCCACAACTTGATCAAGATGACTTTGAAAGCATAGCTCAAGACATCGTAAAAAAAGAAAACGGTTACGTAACATTTAAAGTATCAGAGCATTTACTTAAATCTATTATATATGAGGTTAGCATGTGTGATCTTGAGCATCCGCCAGTTAATAAAGCTCGCAAGATAATATTTAACTGGAACTGCGGTTTAACACAAGAGCAAAAGCTTAAAATCGTAGGTCAAATGGTTGGTCGATCTAAAAAGATCAATTCTGACGACATCTATGACGTTATGTTACATTTGCATCATGATAATAAAAAGATAACGATACAATCAATCTCTGCAGCGTTAAACGTGTCAACACGAACTGTACATCGTAACATGCCAAATGAATTGAAAAAAGAAAAAGAACTATTAAACCAACAATTATGTTAAAACCTAAAACTAAAAAAGATACTAACAAAGAGCCGTTAGTAACTATATGGCCATCGTAACATTAAATTTCGTATATTTGTACAATGAAAAATTATAACAATAGTAACTACAGACGATACAAAGAAGATTTAAAGTCTTCTTTACCTAATGATAAAAATTGGGATGAGTATACTAGAGATGAGCTTATAGTTAAGTTTATGCCACTAGCAGAAAACCTAGCGCGTAAGTTCTCTACAGCTCAACAAGCATCAGGCGTTATGACTATTACTGACATGATACAAGAAGGCGTTATAGGATTAATAAAAGCTGTAGATAAAATTATATGGGAAACAATTAATGAAGCAGAAGATCCTGAGAAAAGATTAAAATCTTTTTTAGCCAAAAGAGTTAAAGGCGCTATACGTAGAGCCATTGACAATAACAGAGGTACAATGCGAATACCTGAACACAGGTTAAATGAAATAAGAAAGTCTTTTGATAAAGATGAAAAAGCTGTTGAGTCGTTTTTCAACTCAGTGTTTACATCTTTAGAGTCGTTAGGTACTGATGAGATGGTATATGAAATACCTGAAACAGAAGATGAGCCTAACAACAAAGACTTAAATGAATTATTAATGAAATTGCTTAAAGAGCATTTAGATACTAGAGAGTACGATGTAATAAGAATGAGCTACGGTTTAGACTGCGAAAAAAAATCAGCATCAGAAATAGCTAGCCATCTAAATATAAACGGTACAAGCTCTTATGTAAGAGTTTCTCAATTAAAAAGACAAGCAATACAAAAACTAAAAAATGCAATTGGTCACTCGCAAGTGATTGATTTACTGTAAGTTACGCGTTAAAAGTAAAACGCTAATATGTAATTATTAAATAAACCAATATACCAATTATGAAAGAGTTAACTAAAAAATTAGCTGATGTTCAGACAAAGCTAAAAGCAAAAAAGTCTTCATACAATAGCTTTGGTAAGTATTACTTCCGTAAAGCTGAAGACATCTTAGAGGGTGTAAAGCCTTTTTTATTACAACATAACATATCAGTAACAATATCAGAAGAACTAATCGCTACAGATCCTGTTCCAATGATTAAGTCTACTGCTACAATTAGCGACGGCGCCGATGCTATACACGCTACAGCTGTTGTCGGCGTTGATATGCAACAAAAAGGTATGCAGACTGCTCAACAGTTTGGTGCAGCATCTACGTACGCTAAAAAATATGCTCTTGGTAATTTATTCTTAATTGATGATACCGAAGACGCTGACGCTACAAATCAACATGGTAAAGGTGTAGCTGCGAAGGTTGTAGCCAAAGTTAAGCCTGCTATTACGAAAGAACAGTTAGTAAAAGCTGTTGAGTACGTTGCTGGTGGTGGTGATATTGCGGCTATTAAAAACAAGTATAAGTTAACTGCAGCGCAGGAAAAACAATTAACTAAGTAATGAAAGAAATAATTGATCGACTAAGAAACGACGAAGACTACTACGGTGAGTTTGGTCAGCAATATTTAAGTAACTCTAATATATCTACGTTGCTTAAAAACCCGCTGTCACTACGTGATCCGCAGAAAAAAATACCAGCTTTTTTAGTCGGTGGTTATTTTCATACTGCTATATTAGAGCCAGACAAGCTGAAGAGCTTTAAAATTGTAGAAGCTACTAATCGTAATACCAAAGCTTATAAAGAGCTTTCTGGTGGTGAAATGTGCTTGTTGCAGTCAGAAGTAGATAATGCCCAACTACTGATTGACACAGTTTTAGAGAACGACGTTTGTCGTGGCCTAATACACGGCGCAGATTGTGTATTTGAAGAACCTGGTGTAACCGAACTATTTGGTAACAAATGGAAAGGCAAAGCAGATGTTATCAATCACGAAGAAAAACTAGTTATAGATCTTAAAACTACGTCTGATATTGATAAGTTTAGATGGAACGCTAAGAAATATAACTACGACAGCCAAGCCTACATATATAGTAAGCTGTTTGGCTATGAAATGTTGTTTATTGTAATAGACAAAACAACTCAACAAATAGGTTTGTTTGACTGTTCGCCGCAGTTTTATGAACAAGGATCTAAAAAAGTTGAAATGGCTAGCGAGCAATATGATTTGTTCTTTAAAAATGACAACTTTGATCCAAAACAGTATCTTAAAACAGAGACACTGTAACTTTTAATTAATTAATTAACTAATTTTATTTATTATGGCAAGTATTATTAAAGCGTCTATTAATCTTAATGAGATTCCTAAAGACAAAATTATCGTGGGTAAAAAGGGTAAATATTTACCTATTGCAATTACCCTAAATGACGAACCTGATCAGTTCGGTAACCAAGGTCCAGTTATTGTGGAGCAAACAAAAGACGAGCGTGATGCTAAAGCAGCTAAGACTTACTTAGGTAACGTTAAGGTTGTTTGGACTAACGGCACAAACGTTGACGCTGCGCCAAGAGACAATATGCCTCCTGCGCCAGCTAAAGCTGAAGTTTCTGATAACGACTTACCGTTTTAATAAATGGAGAGTAGAGAGATCAATGGATTTTTGATTGATGAGTTCAATCAATACGACCTAGAAGCTGGGAAGTCACAAGGGGTTTGTCCTTTGTGCTCTCACACTAGGAAACCTGAAAATAAGAAAGCTAAATGCGCTTCTTATGACTGGGAACGTGGTCTCGGCACATGTCACAATTGTGATACTAGTTTTCAACTACACACATATCAGCGTAAAGGTGCTTCTGAAAAGGTCTACGCAAGGCCAACGCACGAAGTAGCTACGACAATACCTGATACTAAAGTTGTTGATTGGTTCGCAACGCGAGGTATATCAAAGCAAACGCTACAGGATCTTTGGGTAACTGAAGGTCCTGAGTTTATGCCTCAAACTGGCAAGTCAGAGAATACAATACAGTTCAACTATTTTATGGGTGACCAACTTATAAACGTAAAGTATAGAGATGGTCGTAAGAATTTTAAGCTCTACAAAGGCGCTGAAAAGATATTTTACAATATCAACAGTATCGTAGGCTATGATTCTTGTATTATAGTTGAGGGTGAAATGGATGTGCTTGCAATGCACGAAGCGGGAATTAAAAACGTAATATCAGTGCCTAATGGCGCTACGTTAAATTCAAACAACCTCGATTATTTAGATAATTGCATCGATTATTTTGAAGACAAAGAAAAGGTTATATTAGCAGTTGATGCTGATGAACCTGGTCAAGCGTTGAAACAAGAGTTTATACGACGTCTTGGCGCTGAGGTCTGCCATTTAGTTGACTTTGAGGATTGTAAAGACGCAAACGATTATTTAGTTAAGTACGGTAAAGGCAGATTAAAGTCTGTTATAGAAGGCGCTAAGCCAGTGCCGCTTGAAGGAGTATCAACATTAAAAGATATAGAAGATGAGCTTAAAGATTTTGTGCAAAATGGTTTTAAACCAGGTTTTCAAATTGGTATCGAAAACTTCGATAAAATCTTTTCTACATACACGTCCCAGTTTATTACTGTTACTGGTATACCTAGCTCTGGTAAGTCTGATTTTGTTGACCAAATGTGTGTAGGCTATAATAAGAACTATGGTTGGAAGACTGCATTTGCTAGTCCTGAAAATCAACCTACGTTTTTGCACGCTCACAAGTTGATGCGTAAAGTTTGGCAAGATATGCCTTCGGCTGAAGATATTGATGGCGATAAATGGAATCAAGTTGCTGATCACGTTAATGATAACTTTTTCTTTATTGATATGGATAAGTACTCGCTTGAGGCTGTATTGCGTAAAGGCGCTGAGCTTGTAAAGCGTAAAGGTATTAAATGCCTTGTTATTGATCCGTTTAATAAGGTTAGAGATGTTAATGCTAACTCAGACGACGTAAACCGTTATACGCTTGAGTATTTACAGAAAATTGAAGTCTTTGCTAAAAAGTATGATGTGTTAGTTATTGTAGTAGCTCACCCTACTAAAATGTATAAAGACAAAGATGGCAAGATTGAAGAACCAACAATGTATAACATTAAAGGCGGTGGTGAATGGTACGATGCTAGTTATCACGGCTTATTGGTTCACAGGGATTATGAGGCTAAAACTGTTAAGGCTAAAGTCTTAAAAGTTAAGTTTCAAAACCTTGGTGAAAACGGAGCTGAAGCTCATTTTAAGTGGGAATACAGATCGGGTAGTTTCTTACCTATAGCTGCAGACCTTGAAGAGAATGAGCCAATGCCTTGGGAAACATAATGGCTAAGCGTAGACCATTTAAGCCTGGGTTTTATTCTTGGACTAAAGAAGATTATCATAAAATTTCTTGGTGTATTAATAACGGCATTAAATGCTGTGTTGTCCCTGCTCAAAACTATACTGGCTCAGGCCTAGACTTTTGTGTTGAAATAATTATTAAAGATAAATCTAACTTTAGCCCAAACTTTAAGAAAGACGAAGTATTAATTAAACAATTAGAATATTATAACTACTATTATGACAAATATAATGAAAGTGCTAAATCATAAAGCTATAGCAATGACTATGCACGGTAAAACAATAATCGTTACTAAAAGACTTAGCACATTAGGATTAAGTTCTTGGTACAACATTAAATGTGATGTTTATGCATAGCTTTCAAACGGCTGACAATGCCTTTCACGCTTTATACTGGCGTATAGTTCGTGACGGTGTAGATTTTGCAGGTACTAAAGCTTTGTTTAATGTAGGCTTTGAAATAAAGTTTCCAGCGCACAATGCTATACACAATGGTCGCGTAAAACGCAACTGGTCGCAAGAATATGCTGAAGCCGAGTGGCAATGGTATTTATCTGGTGATCCTAGCGTAGAAAAGCTTGGCGAAATATACGGTAAAGTTCCAGCTATATGGAAGCGTATGGCTGATAAGTTTGGCTATGTAAACTCTAACTATGGTCATCAATGGAAACGTAACGACCAACTTGACTTGGTTATAAATATGTTAAAAGCCAACCCTGAAACTAGACAGGCAGCAATAAGTATATATGACGGTAAAGAGATAACTAATTACTCTAACGACACGCCATGTACATACGCTGTACAGTTTACGATATTGAATGGCAAGCTTAATATGTCTGTTGTAATGCGTTCTAATGATCTCTGGTACGGTTTCTGTAATGATCAGTATCAGTTTTCAAATTTACAAATGTATGTCGCCTATCAGCTTAATTTGCCAGTTGGCACGTACTATCACTTTGCGCATAACTTGCATTTGTACAACGACAAACTACCAGAAACTAAAACTAGAAACTTTCACTTATGAAATACGCACTGTACCACATCCCAGGTAAAAAAATAGGGGTAACAAACAACTTGAAATATAGAGTTGAAGAGCAACAAGGTTACGAGCCTGGCGAGTATGAAATACTAGCTTGGTCTGACGACATATCTTACATTTCTACATTAGAGCGTGAGATGCAGGTTCAATATGGCTATCCTGTTGATGAAAAACTTTATGAAAAACTTTTTGATAACGATTTTAAAGAATTTAATAAAATGAAAATTAATGTAACAGAGGCAACGACTACCTTTCCGTGCCCTATAAATAAATTGAAAGGTCAACTAATGGACGAGCTTGGCATGCAGTGGGAAACCGATCACGGTGAGTTTACAATAACGCAGCCAACTATAAACTGGATTATGGCTAACGTAAAGACGTCGCAATACAGTGGTGATAGATGTTATATATATAACAAAGCTTTGGCTAAATATTATGACCATGATCCGCATAGAAATATTACTGTTGGTACAACTCATAAAGCTGATGTATTTAAACAAGCTTCTGAAAGAGAGCTAGCAAGAGTAAATGGTAGGGTGTTTGAAAACCCTGACGTTAATTGTAAAGACTGCCATAAGCCTATATTTGATTGCATTAGAGAGTGGGCTGATGAGCGTGGCTTATACGACAAAGGTGATCCAAAGACTCAATACATTAAGTTAATGGAAGAAACTGGCGAGATCGGCAGAGCTATTTTAAAAGATGATACAAATGAGATCGTCGATGGTATTGGCGATGCTGTAGTTGTATTAACTAACTTAGCTGAGCTAATTGGCGTGCCGATTGAAGAGTGTATACAGTCAGCTTACGATGTTATCGCAAAACGTACAGGTAAAATGGTCAACGGTACGTTTGTAAAAGATCAACCAATAACTAGCTACGGAAGAGCTAATTTAACACAAAAAAGATAATTATGTATATAGGAAAAGACAAATACAAACACGCTATTGCGGGTATTATATTCGCGATTATATTTACAGAGCTTAACTTACCAGCGTTAACAACACTGTTGCTAGTGCTAATGGTTGGTATAGCTAAAGAAGTTTATGACTATCTCGATTATGGCGTGTTCGATAAATGGGATGTGCTTGCTACAGTAGCGCCAGTATTATTTTATTATATTTTAACAACATTAGCATAATGACAGAGCAAACAATTAAATTTAGAGATCCAGTAGTTAGAAACGTTGTAAACAAGTTTGTAAAGCGATCTGACGTGGGCTTTAATAAATATGGCCAAACGCTAGATACTGAGCGTACGACTGGCATGAAAGATCTTATTGGTTATCTTAACGACATACAAGAAGAGCTTATGGATGCGGTTTTATATATACAAGCCGCGCGTGAAGAGCTTCAAGATTTGTCTGAAGAAGCTTTAATTAGAAAGTTTGAAGATGATTAAAAGATCTAGGAAAGGCCGTAAGCGCGGTCCGGTAAGGGCTAAGCGTGTTATGCAAGACGGTATTAACTTTGCTTCAGGGCTAGAGCGATATATGTATCTGGCCCTGAAAAAAGCAAAGATCAAAGCCGCGTACGAAGGCGAAACCTACGTTGTGCAAGAAGGCTTTGAGTTTACTCAAGCTGCATACGAAAAGCAGTCTAATGGTAAGGGTGAATATAGAAACAGAGGTAACAAAAAAATACTACCAGTTAAATATACTCCAGACTTTGTTGGTAAGGGCTTTATTATTGAATGTAAAGGCCGAGCAAACGAAAGTTTTCCAATGCGATGGAAAATGTTTAAAAAGTATGTAAAAGAAAATTTACCACATGTAACTTTATATAAACCTCAGAATCAGAAAGACTGTGACGAAACTATTAAATTAATCCAAAATCAAAACAAATGAAAGATTGGGAATTAAGCTTCGGAACATTTCCGGGGTTACTCTTTGGTGTTAGAACATACCAAGAGCAATACAAAACGAATCACGTATTATACGTAGGATTCTTAGACGCATGTTTAACAATTTATAAAAACTAATCAATGAATAATATCCTCTCAGATATTACTGTCCACATGAAGTACGCTAAGTACATCCCTGAGTTAAATCGTAGGGAAACTTGGGAAGAGCTTGTAGACCGTAATGTAGCAATGCACAAAAAGAAATATCCACAATTAACAGAACAAATAGACGAAGTATATAAATATGTATATAATAAAAAGATTTTACCAAGCATGCGTTCGCTTCAGTTCGCAGGCAAGCCAATTGAAATATCACCGAACCGTTTATATAACTGCTCATATCTTCCTGCTGATAGTATTGATGCTTTTAATGAAATAATGTTTTTGTTATTGTCTGGGTGTGGCGTAGGATATTCAGTTCAACAGCATCATATTAAAAAGCTACCAGCTATTATAAAACCATTTGACAAACGCAGTAGACGTTTTGTTATTGGCGACAGTATTGAAGGTTGGTCTGACGCTGTTAAGGTTTTAGTTAAGTCTTATCTTGGTGAAAAGCGTACGTCTAAAATAGTGTTTGATTATACTGATATTAGACCTAAAGGCGCAAGGCTTGTGACTTCTGGTGGCAAAGCTCCAGGTCCACAGCCGTTAAAAGAATGTTTAATTAAAGTAGAAGGAATATTAAATGCTAAAAAAGATGGAACGCAACTTACGTCTCTTGAGGTTCACGATATTATCTGCCATATTGCTGATGCTGTTTTGGCTGGCGGTATACGTCGTGCGGCTCTTATTAGTCTTTTCTCTGCTGCAGATGATGAGATGATAAGCTGCAAGTCTGGCGATTGGTGGGAAACAAATCCACAGCGTGGTAGAGCTAACAACTCAGCTGTGCTTATGAGACATAAAATTACTAAAGACTTTTTTATGGATCTATGGAAGCGTGTAGAACTATCTGGCGCTGGTGAGCCTGGTATTTATCTTAATAACGACAAGGACTGGGGAACTAATCCATGTTGTGAAATTGCTCTACGACCTTTTCAGTTTTGTAACCTATGCGAAGTTAACGTCTCTGACATTAAAGATCAAGATGATTTTAACGCGAGGGTAAAAGCCGCCGCGTTCATAGGCACGTTGCAAGCTGGTTACACCGACTTCCACTACTTGAGAGAGATATGGAAAGAGACAACTGAGAAAGACGCGTTGATCGGAGTGTCAATGACTGGTATTGGCTCTGGCGCCGTATTAAATTACGACATGACCAAAGCTGCTGATATTGTTAAGCGTGAGAACGCCCGTGTTGCTAAGGTAATCGGAATAAACAAGTCAGCAAGATGTACGACTGTAAAGCCTGCAGGGACGACATCTCTGGTGCTAGGAACGTCTTCGGGCATTCATGCTTGGCATAATGATTATTATGTCCGTAGAATGCGCGTAGGAAAGAATGAGGCTATATATACATATTTATCTGTACACCATCCTGAGTTAATTGAAGACGAGTACTTCAGACCTCACGACACTGCAGTTATTTCTGTACCTCAAAAAGCTCCTGAAGGATCAATATTAAGAACTGAATCACCGTTCGATACACTTGAGAGAGTGAAGCGCGTTGCTACTGAATGGGTGAAGTCAGGTCATCGTGTTGGTTCTAACTCCCACAATGTGTCGGCTACCATATCTTTAAAAGATGATGAATGGGATAAAGCTGGTGAATGGATGTGGGACAATAGAGATCATTACAATGGTCTTTCAGTATTACCATACAATGGTGGTACATATACTCAAGCTCCGTTTGAGGACATTAACGAAGCTACATTTAATAAAATGTCCAAAGTATTATCTGACGTTGATTTAACAAAGGTTGTTGAGATGGACGATAACACAGACCTATCAGGCGAGCTTGCTTGTGCTGGTGGTAACTGTGAAGTAATTTAATCTTAAATTTAATATTATGAACAAAATTGAAAATTATTACGAAGAAATGTTAGTGATGCTGCAGAACAGCATTGATGATGTAGAAAAGTTTGCAGAAGGCAATAAGTCTGCGGGAACTAGAATCCGCAAGACCATGCAAAATGTCAAAAACTTAGCTCAAACAATTAGAGTTGAGGTTCAAGAGCAAAAAAACGCTGTTGCAGCTTAGACGGCTATAACGTAAACAATAATCATTATTGCTACGTAAAGCACTTTGCTTATATCAATTTTACGGTCCATAGGGTTATAGTTACCTTGTGGGCCGTTTTTTATATTAAGTAATTGTTATCTTTTGTTTATGGTAAAGCTATATTAAGGTGTTGTTGTATATTCTGCGCTAGTTCCACCTAAGAAAGTCGACCAGTCGTATTCTATTACCGCTGTTACCCAGAAAAACCTAGCGGCACTTTGCATATCTGTAGATTGCTGTATTGATATTGCCATTTTATCTGTAGATTCAAAATGCTTAGCATTGTCAAAAGCAAAATGAAATACATGATGGTCATCAGCTACAGATGCCGATATAGTTTCTGTTTCTTCTACAGTCCAAGGATTAGCGTAAGATTGACCGCAAGCCGATGTTTCAATACCAACAGTTATGTTTCCATCCGTGCCATCCATTTGAGCATAATGTACTGTTACAGATACAACTCTACCATCCGCCGGCATAACCATAGCCGCCTCTTCTTGATAAACAACTGTTTGTTCTACATTAGTTACAAACGGCATAAAATGTTTGTCTGTACCTAAATCATCTACAAAGTTCATTGGAAATACTTGTATTTGTTTTTGTACACTACCAGTTAAAGATATGTTACCATTAACCTCTAATTTTTCAGAAGGCGATGTAGTTCCAATGCCTACCTTACCATCCGACGTCACTATAAGATTGTTTGTTCCTGTAGCGTTAGCTTCCATACCAATAAAAGCCTTGTTGTTTTGAGTTCCAACGTAAGCCGCGTCATTATTATCTTTTAACTCTAACCTTGCTATAGAATCTGTAGACTCAAACTTAGCGACTGTGTCTGCTGAATAGCTGTTTACAACAAACCTATACCCAGGGCTTGTAGTTCCAACACCTACGTTGCCACTAGAATTAATGGTTACTCTTGAACTACCACCTGTTACAAATTCTAGTTGATTAGCAGTATCGCTAAACATACCAGTATCAATGTCGTCTGCAAAACTAAATGATGGATAACTTTCTAAATACGACCCAGCTCTAATTTGTCCTCCAGTCGCTAATATCTTACCTGATACCTCTAACTTTTCAGAAGGACTAGCAGTTCCAATACCGACGTTGCCTGAAGATGTTCTCATGACTTCGCCAGAAGTGTCTGTTATAACTACGTTAGCTGTACCAGAACCAAGTCTTAACGTAGAACCGCTTTGAGCTTGTAAATAAGAATTGCTACCTCCTTGATAAAGCCAAACTGAATTAGAATCACTGTATGCTCTTATATATCCGTTTGCTGACGAACCTTTAACGTCAAGAAAAGTGTTTGAAGATGACGCGTTTTCAAAGTGTACATCTCCACCTCTTACCTCAAGTTTATGTGTTGGACTAGTCGTTCCTATACCGACGTTGCCAGATTGTTTTACAAAAAGATTAGTTGCAGATGATGTTCCGATTTTATAACCATCAAGACCAGCGTCATATCCAATTATGCTTTTAACCCCAGCACTATTGGCAAACTCTACAAGAGAACTTCCAGCAGCGTCACTTCTAGTAAATTTCGCACCAGTAACAGAACCCGTAAAATCAACTTCAAGTTTTCTACCAGGACTAGTAGTTCCAATGCCTACGTTTCCTGAGGCGTCAATGCGCATACGCTCAGTAAAACTACTAACTCCTGTTTGACCAAACCAAACGTGTTGCCCATTGCTGGTGTTATTTCTAGCTATATATTGATTAGCGCCATTATTGTGATTTATAGTTGCGTATTGATCTGTGCCGTCACTGTCTTGTATAATTATACTAGGAGAACCTGTACCGTTAATATGCAGTTTACTAGCAGGACTAGTCGTCCCGATACCGACGTTGCCAACCTCATCAATCAACATTCTTGTACCTACCGCGCCATCTGAAGTATATGTTCTAAACGCTATTTTTCCATTATCTTTATTTGCAGTATCATCTCCTGCTAAAAATTGTATATCTGCTACATATGTTCCATCCCAAAGCCCTGATACTCTTGATATTTCTTCGTTTTCTGCTGATGCTCCAGTGCCTTCTATTAGTAATCTTGGCGCGTAACTTTTTATATGCAACTCTTTACTCGGACTAGTTGTTCCAATACCAACGTTGCCCGACGTGTCTATCGTCATTCTAGCGCTAGTATTATTTGAGCCTAACAATAAAGCCTGCCCTGACAAACCCTTTACAATAGCCTGATTTGTGTCCCAAGTTAAATGTCCAGCATTAGCAGAAGCTCCCCACTTAACAGTTCCGTCGTTTTGTAAGTATATTCTATTGTCAACGTCTAATAAAGCGTTTGGGCTAGTCGTTCCAATCCCGACGTTGCCGTTTTCAATAACTGAAACTTTTGAATTGTCATTTTTATCTCTTAGACTTAAAATTGTATTTGTTCCACCTCCACCATTTGCGGCGGCAACAACAAGACCTCCACCATTATTATTAGTATTTTTAATATACGCGGCGTGTAATGAACTATCTGTTGCAATGTGAAGAGGGTATGACGGCGAAGTTGTACCGATACCGACGTTGCCAGACGTGTCAATGCAAAGAGCTGTGCCAGCATTATCAAAACTTGTGCCGTACGCTATTTGATACTTGTCGTAATTGTTTAACCCTGTCCACCAGTAATAACCTGAAGTTAAAGTACTACTTCTATATTTATGCGCTACTTCTGTGTTAGCGCCAGTTGATTGTAAAGTGGAATATACATGACTAGAATCTTCTATGTGTAGTTTAGTAGAAGGACTAGTAGCTCCAATACCAAGCCTTTGATTAGCGTGGTCAATATATAGTGGTGTAGGTACGTCGTTAGTTCTACCAATACAAGCAACTTGAAGGCCTTGTATTGTATTACCGTTTGTTTTTAGTATTATACCTACGTTTTGTATTAAGTTTACACCTGTAGGCTTTGTAATAGTAAGACCACCACCTATAGCTACGTATACAATATCATTTTCACTAAGACCAGTAAAACCTGATATGTTAGTATTGTAAACACCAACAAGAGTTATACGACCATCTTTAGTGCTACCAGTAGTTGTAAGTTCTGTGTCTGTGATACCAATAGCTGGCATTTTAGTAGGATCAGACGCGTCAGCAATGCCTACCTTTATTCTTTCGCTACCACCTATTTCACCTTTAGAGTATACGGGTGTGCCTACAGGTATTGTGCTGCCTTCGTCGTTCCTTACTCTTTCGTATATATGAGTAGCGTATTCTTCACCAGTCGCAGGATTTATACTAACTTTACCGTCAGCATCAACAACAAGACCTCTAGTTTCTTCTGTCTCAGATAAGTTTTCAAAATAAACATCTGATCTAAACCTTGCAATTAGATCGTATATGTGTTGACCTATCCATTTCATAGGTTAATTTATTAATATATCTACAGTGTCAGTTGATCCTACTGTAGCGTATAAACCAAAGCCTGTAGGTGAGCTGTTAGAAAAAGAAAACATACTAGCATCGTCTAATAAAAGAGATGTGCCAGACGGTATTTTAACTAAGCTTATTAAAAAGAAAGTTTTAGATGCTGCAGCCGCAGGAGAGTCTTGTATAAATAAACTAACAGTAGCATCTGCTGACGCGTGGGTGTTAGTTATTAGTATAGAGTTGATATTGTTAACGCCGTCACCAGGAAACAAAAGCTCTATGTCTACTCCAGAGGCTACTCCATTATGGAATAGCCCACCGTCGTAGGTTATACTATGTCTCCTTATTGCAGCCATATTTAGCTAAATACTTGATATTCAATTGTCATATCAGTAGCTACGCTAGGTATAACAGTTATATCGTCATCTACATCCCAAGGAAACCACATCCAGTCGCCGCCGTATAGTCTACCTATCTCTTCAACATCACCACCGTCGTGAGCTCCAATAGTAATTTTAAAATACTCAGTGTGATCTGAAGAAGGGTTGTTAATATATACGTAAGCGTGTGTTGTAGAAACACTACCTGTAGTAATTAAGTCAGCTTGAGAAGTGCTTGACAATACTTTAGTTACAGAAGTCATTGTATTTAGACCTGTAGTAGAACCAGCCGTAAATAAAGTGCTGGTGTTGCTAACGTTTATATTACTATCTGTAATATCGCTAGCCAAAGAAATTGATGCGTTTACTGTTGCCATGTCTTTATTTATTAAGCGTTAGTTAAAAAGTCTGTGTCTTCGTGGAACAACGCGTACTCAACAGGTATATCACCAGTTGACGATGTCCAGTTGGTTGCTGCTACTTCAATAGAGGCCGCCGTATCTGTTTGACTCCAAGGAATAAACATCCAGTCTCCAGCATAAAGCTTACCTATTGTTTGAGTGTTTATTGTTACTGTAACGTAAAGACTAGGATCTGTAGATTTGTTTATAATGTAAACCTTAGCCGCTAAGTCATTACCTTCAGCGTTAGCTGCTAATAAAACTTTGTTACTAGCGTTTCTTAAATGAACTCTACTAAGTCCAGTTGTTTGATCTAAATCAGTTGTAGCGCCTGCTTTTGTGCAGGTAGCCGTTTTAGAGACATTAACTGGATCACCAGCAATGTCTGCACTTGTTAATGTAAAAGTTGCTGTTGTTGCCATTTTTATCTATTGTTATTGTTAATTTATTAGTCTACAAAAAGCATATACTCTAACGTCATGTCACTCGCGGATGGAGTAATGTCTACGTCACAGTTTGTACCTGTAGTATCAGCCGCCCAAGGAATTAAAGCCCAGTCGCCGGCGTATATTCTACCTACAACAGTGCCGGCTACTTCTACTATGAAATACTCAGCGGCTGTTGTTGATACATTTTTTAAATATAGTTTATGCGCTTTGTCGTCAGTGTAGCTTGCTGCTGCAAACAAAGTGTATTCAGAAGTATCTCCAGTAGTTTTTCTACTTAAACCAGATGTGTTTAATATTCCAGTAGAGTTACCAGCGCCTGTTAAAGTAGCAGAAGATGTTAAAGCTATTTCATCAGACAGTAAGTCTGTGCTAGCTATAGTTATTGTTGCTGTAGTTGTTGCCATAGTTAATCAAAATCTATATATTCTATTATTACTTCTTGCCCCTGCTCTATTGCTTGCGCAATACGAGGATAAATTCTTTTGTAAGCGTTAACGCTCTTACCAATGAAACCGTCAGGTAGCAATTGGTTATTTTCTTGGCTGTCGCCCACAAGCAAGCAGCCAGCAGTATGTTCGTCAGTGTTTCCAGTGTGTATAAGAATATACTCAAACCCAGGAACATCAACGACGTGAAGCATACCACGGTGTACACCAGGGTATTTTTTACTGTATCTTTCATGAAACCCACCTTCTTTTCTAAGCTCAATATTATAAACCCCAGCCGGCACTCTTGTTTCACCTCTAACCTTTAAAGCTCTCTGCTCGTCTTCAAGCGTGTAACAAAGAAATTGATTTCCTAAATCGTTTTCTTCGAATAACAAACCGTGAGTAGAGTCTTTTTCTGAGCTAAATCTTAATACTTTTAACTTCATACTATACGCTTAAAAGATTACATAATTAACACCACACTTAAAGATATAACTTTAGCGCAGTAATATTATTTGCTATACACATTATTCGCCTGGCTGCTAAATCTTAATACTTGTAATTTCATTTGCAAGATTTTAGTTTAGCTATTTCTTTTTCAAGCTCAACAATACGATCTTCGTTCTCGTTAATAACTTTTATTTTCTTTTCAAGTCTTTGCTCTAAGACTTTTATATCTTCGTCTAGCTGGCCTATTTGACTGTAAGCTATGCCCATGGTAAATATAATACCTATTATCCATATTATATTGCCAACTGATATTTCAAGGTTTTTACTTATCATTTTTCTTGATAAATTCAAGAATTATATTAAGCTTTTCTCTAACCTCTATCATTTGATTGTGCAAAGCCTCATGACGTTTTTCAAATCCAACTTTAACTTCGTTGATACTAAAAAAGGTAAACTTATAAAGCACATACAACGCACCCATTAATAACACCACAGATAGGCCGTAATTTTCTACTAATTTTAAAACTTCCTCCATATTAAGATCCAAAAAACATTTTAGCAATAGCAGCAGCAACAATACCATACAATATCCACATAGCTTTCGACAAGGTTTTTCTAGCTGTAGTATTTTGATTAACCCTAGCGGCTACGCCAGTGTCAGGGTCTAATAGTTGCTTAGTAAGCATGTCTAATTTCTCGTCCATTTTGTCGAGTTTTTTATCCATCTGATCCATTCTCTGCTGCATTAATGCTATTTCTTTGTCAACCGTTGCCATTATTTCTTTTTCTTTGGCACGCAATTAGGAACTTTTCGGCCACCTTTCTTCTTAGTGCCAACCATCTCATAACCTTTCCAACAAGGGCCTTTTTTTCTTAAAGGGCTTTTCATTTTAAATGCCATATCTAGTTTTTTTTTAACATCTCCATCTACGTCTAGCCGCTCGACCTCTTTCACCTGTCCAACCTCTAGACCTAGCGCAGAATGATTTTCTACGTTTAGCAGCTTTACTGCCTGGTTTAACATCTCCTGTTACAGCGGTTTTTAGCTTACTTCCTGGGTTTTCTTTACGATATTGTTTAACTCCCTTAGAAGTCATCCCAGCGCCCTCTTCTGCAGTCCTAAACGTTCTACCTTTACCTTTGGTAGTCTTTCTCATTTTAAGAGGGTTATTGTGTTGGATATAAGCCATAGTTTAAATATTACTTGTTTTACCTTTCATTTAATCGTGATAATAGCAGAATCCACTTTTGCTGTTAGTTTGCATTTTACACCTATTACCGTCAGCTTTTCTTTTTCTACATTGAATATATTTACCCGTAGGGTGTATTTCTACTTTTTCGTGTATTGTACACTTACCGTTTTTAATAGGTTTTCTTGTACACCTTGTACCGTCAGACTTTGCGCCACTACAAGTTATATTTTTCTTACCGTCTTTTCTTTCTTTCTTTTGATCTAACTCGTATTGTTTTTCAGACTCTTCTTTTTTCTGCTTTCTATCTTTTTTAACCTCTTCTTTCTTAGCGTCCTTTTTCTCTTGCTTTATTTCGTCTTTAACCTTATCAACTTCTTCTCTTGAGTCTATACCCAAGCTCCATTGATCCCAACCTAAAAATACAAATATTCTTTGAAGAGCATGTAGCTCACTGTCTGTAGACGCTTTTAAGTTGTCTATCTTTCTAAGCATGCGGTTAATAGGTATGTTCGTTGTACCTTCAACGCCTAGTGTTATAGATTGATAAACAGGGTTTTCTAAAGTATCATAGCCCATGCGATCGTAAACATGTTTATTAAACTTATCAGTCTTCATAGCGCTATATAGCTTTCTAAACTTAGAGCCAATACTAGGTGATAAGTTAAGAGCTTCAACAAGAACATTACCAAGATCTCCTCTAAAACCTTTTTCTCGCTCATCTATAAACTTATATATAGTATTCTTTACTGTAGAAATAACAGCACCGTATATACCAGAACCACGAAGTAAAGAGTCAAGAGCACCGTTAAATATTCTTTCTACTTTAGTATCTTGCTTTTTCTTTTTCTTTTCATCGTCTTCTTCTTCATCAAAGCCTATAGCAAATATAGCTTGTTGTAAAGCAGAAAATATTAAGTTTTGTACAAAGCCGTAATAAAGTATTCTTGATACATTAGCTTTCCAATCACCTCTACCAGCTATTAAGTCTTGAGCTGCTTTTTTAGTAAGTCTAGCCATCTGCATTGGTGTGTTGGCAAAGTTTAATATAATTCTACCTATTACAGATCTTTGTTGTTGTGATATTTTATCAGGTCTAGCAGACTGTTGGCTTTCTTCTGCAATCTCTTGAAAGTCTAAAAACGCTTTTTCTTGAGCCTCTTTTTGAGACATGCCTTCTGCTAAATACTTTTTAAGTTTTGATCTATAAAAGTTAGCGCCACCAAAAGCAATAGCAACACTATCCGCTATTTGCGTTGGTGTAAAACCTAAAGAAAGAATATATCTAAGAGCTGCTAGCGCTTTGTTTGTAGCGCCTGCTACAGCGTTTTGAAGTTCAGCCTCGTTGATATTCATTTTTAACCCTGATCTTCTAGCTTTTAGATAATCAGAATTAAATATAAAAGAAAAGTCTGACCAAAACTGCTTTTGATTAGCAAACATTTTTGCTTGAGCAAATATATTATTCTCTTCAAAGTTTGTAAAGTTAACTATAGATATTAACTGTAGTATTGCAGATCTAGCGTTAAAGAACATGATAGCACCAACAGAGTTGTTAATCCAGTTCATAAAAGCATTAGATATTTTAGTGCTTTTTTGAGGTCTGTTTCTACCAGTCTTCATAGCGTAAAGCATGTCCTCTAAAGCTTCTCTAACGTCATTACCGTATACGGCTTCTATTTTGTTCATGTTGTCCTTGTCAAACATTTCATCAACGTTAGCTTGCCACTCTTCTAGGTATTTAGCTCTACCAATTTTATCAACAGCGTTCTGCATATCCATAGCTACGTTCTCTACAGACCAAGTATCACTTGGCTTAGCATAACCTTCTTTAACCCTAGATATAGCACTTAACGTTTCTGCAAAAGCTAAAAGCTCTGGATCAGAAGTCACAACGTCAGAGAGCTCAGCAACTTCTTTGTCTGACAAGCCTGGTATACTATGACCAGCCTTATTAAACAAGTATACTCTAACAGCATTGTCATAAGTAAACTCAGACCCAGGTATAAGCTTACCTAACTTCTTTTTAACGTCAGGGAACTGTTTCAATAGCTCTTTATAGTCGTTAAGTATGGCCATCTTAGCAGAGTTCATTTCTTTATAAGCTCTAGCAAACGGATCAATTAAAGCTTTTTTAAAGAACTCCATTTGAGCTTCACCAACTTTACCTTTACCAACAAAGTATCTAAGCAAGCCTAAAAAGTCGTCTGCACTTGGTGGTACAAAAAATCTAAACGGATTATTTCTTTTTCCAAACTTTTTAGCAGATACGTCTGAAAATATTTTATCAGCATCTACACCTTTGTTTTGTTCTATAATGCCATTAAACTTTTTGCCTAAACCTTTACTAAATTGTACTCTTGCTTGAACAGACTTAGACTTAATGTCTAGCTGATCCATTATATTTTTTACAGCCTCAACATTTGGTATAGCGTCGTCTACAAAGTAAATATCATTATATCCTTCGTTAGCGTACTTATCTAATATCCACATAGCTTTAGCTTCGCCGGTGCTGTTGCCTAACCCAGTAATATTTTCGTAAGGTAAGTTTACGCCTTGTGTTTTTAACCAGTCATATATTGCTTTTTGACTTTCAGGTGCTCTAGCTGTAAGTATGTATACGTCTTTAGCGCCGTACTTTTTTATTTGATTTTTAAGCTTTTGCATTAACGGACCTGGTTTACCTTTAGTAACTCTGTTAAAGTCTGTAAAGTCAAAGTTCCAGCCTTCGCTAGCTAACACGTCGCCAACAAACGGCCACTCATCAGAAGCTATACGCTTAGTTTGTTTGCCTTTAGTTGCGATTACAAAGTTTTCGCTTACACCAACAGTTTCGTCAAAATCAAATATACTTATACCTTTGGCCTCAGTGTCAGAGTTTATAAGCCTAGCTTTGCTATAAGCATTATTAATTGTTCTTTGGTTTTTAGCTCTGCTCTTAGACACCTGAGGCTTAAGATTTGCTTTTTGCATTATAGCTTCAGCGTCGACAGGATTAACTAAGTTACCTATTTTAGATTTTCCAAAATCTTTTGAGTTTATTTCAGGATATACTTTTAGCCTTATTGTGCCGCCTTTAGGTTTGCCGTAGTTTTTTGTGCCGGGTTTGCTTCCCATACTACCGCTCCAAACAAGTCTAATGTTTAACATTATTTTAGTGCCGTCAAAAGACTTCGTGCCAAGATTTAACACATCGTTTTTAGCGTCGCCAAGATGAAACAGGCCGGCAGCACCAACGTTTATGTAGTGAGTTACTATTTCTTTAGCAGCGTAAGCTCTAGAGATCCAATCGCTATCTATTTCAATTGTAATTCCAGATATAGCCGCCGCTATTTTACTGTCTTTTATTTTTTGCCATTGCACTGGAGATATAATTGTGTCACCGTCAATAGAATCTAAGCCTAAAAGTTTAGGTATTTTTTTAATTTCTACAAAAGCTTTTTTATATAAACCTAAAAAAGTGTCCATGTCTCGCTGTTCGGCAAAAGCTTTTCTTGTTTTAAGATTTTTACCGCTAGGATCTTTACTAGAAAACCAAAAACTTTTAGCAACGCCTCTAGCTATGTCTGCTTTAACTTCAAAGCTTGCTAAAATATTTTTTACGCCTTGTTGAAACATTAGCATAGCGTCTGGCATAAAACCTTCCATAGGCTCAGTCATCATCATTATAGCCTCTTTAGTTTTGCTTTTAATGTTTTCTACGCCATCATACAAGTTTTTAAGTACTAGTCTTTCTAAAGATTTATGCCTAGGTTCTCGCCCAATTTTAACATTTTTTAAGTTTTGTTTAAATCCGGGTAACTTATTTAAGTCGCCTTGATGATCGTGGCCTCTACCTCCAAATCTTCTTAAAGCTTCGTTTTCAACTTCTTTAGAAATATTGTTGTTTTTAATGTATGCTAAGACCTTGCTAGATTTTTGACCGTTCTTTTCAAGAAGATCTGTTAGCTCTATCACTTGCGTTTCACCAGCATAAGAAAACTGAGTGTTAATACCTCTGTTAACTTTTAGCGCTAACTCTTGAAGTTGAACTTCTTTGTTTATGCTCGGTGAAAATACACTCGCCTCTTCCATAACGCCAGGCTCCTGTATTGTTTCCATTACGGCGTCAAGAGCTAGTGTAGAAATCATCATACGAGATAAGCCATCTTTTCTAGTACCTCTAGTTGATCTACCTATTTCGTAGTTCAATACTTCTGCCATTGTTTGGCCATCAAAAGTTTTACCTAAAAAGAAAGCTTCAACCTCTGCTTTTGTTGGCTTACGCTTTTCGTATAAGTCAGGGCCAGTAGTTCTGCCAACGTCAGGTTTTATTTTACCCTTGTTTATAGCGTTGTCAACCTCTGTTGGGCTTATGTTTTTCTTTACTATAACGCTAAATATTCTTTTGCCTTCAGGAAACTTTTGACCAACAAGCCTTTCCATTGCAACAAGATCTTGTATTGTAGAATATTCTAGTATAACATCAATATTATCATAAACAAAGTCAATAAAACTTTTGCCACTGCCCATAGCTTGCTGCACAATGTTTTTCATTTTCTTCTTAACATTGTTTTCAAACTTAAGCATAAAGTCTTTTTCAGATATTTCAGTCTTTTGAGACTTAACTATATCTCTTACGCCTTGTCTTATATCTTCTTCTTGCTGTTCGGCAATAAACTTTTTACCGTCTTTTCTTTTTAGTTTTTGTCTATATTCAGACTTTACGACACCACGCTCTTCTATTGGATCGGCAAATATGCTTTGATCTCGACTTTCAAAATCCTCAATCATAGCATCTTGTTCATCTGCTATAAAGTCAGCGGCTGTCATTTTACCGTCACCACTTACGTCTTTGTCAAGAGAGCTTGCTGCAACTTGTTTTTTAGCTTTTTTAGCGGCGTCGCCAACTCTAAAAGCTATACGACTGTTTACGTGTCCAGATAAACCAAACTTGCCATCTTTAGTAGTTTCTCTACCTGGATCAAAGCCTAATATATCTGGAATTAACAACTCTCTTACACGCTCTAAAAACTCTTCTAGTGGCACGCCATTTACGTTAGCGTCTGTAGCATTAATGTCTATGCCAGCTTTTACTAGCTGTTTGTTAATTAAAGGATCTATGTTTTGCTCGCCTATTAAATACATGTAAGCATCGACGCTACCTTTATCGTCGTACTCTTGCTTAGTCATTTTAGAGCCGTCTTCATTTAACGCAAAGCCGTCAACTTTTTCTTGTATTACAGAAGACTTTTGAGCGGTAACTCTAGCGCCTTCTTTTCCTTTAATAGGTCCTACGTCAATACCTTCTTTAGCAGCTCTCGATATTACTTTACCAGCAGCTTTATCTCCAGCTACAGCTTTACCAAAAGTTTTGACAAAGTCAAACACTTGCTTACCATCTTTAAACTGTAATTTTTTAGCGTAGCTAGCGGGCAATAAGCTTTGTATTTGCTCTGATATAATGTTACCAAGCTTAACAAAGAAACCTTCGTTTTCAGCCTTGTATATTTCATTAACCATTGAGTCAGAAAGCAGGTTTAAAACCTCTTGCGCTTGCAAGTCTTCTGTTAAATTAATTTTACCATCTTTGTCTACAGCGCCATAAGCTTCTAGCCTAGATTTAATCTCGTTAAGAAACTCAACCTCGCCAGACTCAAGTAAATGATTAATAAGTTTTTGACCCGTCTGTATACCAGCGCCTCTTGCTTCGGTCATGCCAGCTACAACGTCAGATTTTTTAAAAAACGTTTTACGTAAAGCAGCATGTAAAAACTCGTGTGCAGCTACGTTAATATACCCTTTTTCATCAGTAATATCCGCTTCGTTGTTCAACACCATTTTTAACTTACCAGTAGCGTTGTCTTCAAGAAGCATACCATAAGTACCAGCGTTAACAGCTTCAGATATTTTTATCTTTTTACCTTTTTCGTCTTGCGTTAAACCTTTAGCAGCGTCTTCAAGTATTGACTGACGATCAGCTATCATCTCTTGAACTTTCTTAACAGACTTTGTGTCACCTTTTTCTTGGTAACCTTTAAGCTCTGCTTCTAACACTTGTATGTCGTAGCTAGCGTTTTCAACTAAGTTATTGGTGTATTGCTCTACAATTTCATCTATACTTCCTTCAAAAGTATCGATGTCCATGTCTTTGTAGGCTTTCATTTTTTTAACCTTACCGGTTATTTCATCTTTAAGTATATCTAGCCTAGCTCTTCTTACTTTTTGAGCGCCTTCAGACTTACCTATTTCTACAGCACCCTCGTATTTACCTATGATAGCTTCTATTTCAGCTTCTACTGTAGCAAGTTGTTCTGCGGCGTTAGGTACTTTCTCTATACCTTTCTTTTCTGCTTTTTTATTTAGATCTACTCTTTTCTGCTCAAGTTCAACTAAAGCTTCTCTATCGGCTTTATCTGTTATCTTAGAATCTATTTGAGAGTCTGCTATTGCCTTGCCTTGAGTTTGATCAACAAAAGCTTTTAAAGACTTGTCGCCAATAACCTCTATGTTAGCTTTAGCTTTGTCTTCGTTTGATATGTTTTCGTTGTTTAAAAAGCTTTCTATATCTTTTCTAGTTGCAGCACCACCGTTTAACGTGTAAGACTTTTTAGCTAGTATGTCAGCTACGTTTGCAACACCTTTAGCTTCAGCTATACCTTCTAAAAATATTTCACTAGCGTCAAGGTCTTGTCCAGCGGCCTTTTGACCTAAAGCTTCACCACCAGCACCAGCGCCCATTTCTAACGCAGCAACTTGTTTTGCTAACCTACCTTTCTGCGTTGCGGTTAAAGCTTTTTGAACTTTTTTACCGCCTTTACCCATGGTAGTAGCTCCTTTAACAGCAACACTACCTATACCTCTTGATATTCCAGCTGTTATACCCTCAATAGCACCTATAGTTAAACCTCTAGCTACAGCTTTGTCTTTTAAGTCTTGAAACTTATCGGTATCTTCTAGTATAGCTCTAACGTTTTCTTTTGTCATCTCTACACCTTCACCAATCTCTTCTTGTAGTAGTTGAGCTAGAGTATTACCAGTTTCCATTACACCGGTAAGACCACCAAAGAAACCACCAACAGCGCCAGACACGGCACCACCACCAGTCGTTAATACACCAAGAGGTCCAAGAGAAAAACCTGCAGAACCTATAGCAGCACCCGCGGCAGCACCAGCACCTGAAGATAAAGCGGCCATACCAAGAACTTCTTCAGAGTCTTCAGCAGAAGAAATCATTTGAGCTATGGAGCTTACGATTACAGAGGGAGCTATAGTAGGATTTGCAGCAAAAGCTTTTACAGCGCCCCACATACCACCGCCATTTTCTTCGTACATCTTCTGGTAGTTAAGCATTTCATCTGTAACGCCAGCTTCTTGCATACGCTTGTTAGCGTCTAAAAAAGCTTGTAAATCTTCTGCAGATAAGTTTCTACCTTTTTTATATACTTCTAAAGCTTCATCTACGCTTTGTCCCGCAGCCCAACCTTGTTTGCCAGATCTATATAAATCGCCTACAAAGTCTGTTACGGTGTTTTTACCAAAAGCATTTTCTATCCAAGTGTTTTTTTCTTGACTAACTTTACCGCCAATCATAATGTCATTACCATCAGCATCAACGCCGGGCTTTGCTTTAGGTAGGCTGTACATGCTTGAAAACTTTTCAAAGTCTCCCTCAAACAAGCCTTTTTCTTTAATAGCAGAAAAAACATTTTGCTTGTACTTGTCGTTCTCGTAGAACTGAGAAAACTTGTCAAACGATATGTTTAAAAGATTGCTTTCTATTAAAGCTTTATATAAATGCTGTATATTGTTCATATAGTTTTATTGACCTGCTAGTTTTGCTTCTAAATCATCAACACTAAAGCCGTAATCTGACTTGTAGCCGATTGCTTCGTGCATCCACTTTTGCAACTCTAGCGCTTGTATATGATCTTCGTCGCCATCTCCAGCCATATCTCCACCTGAGTAATTATCGAATTCAAACGTTTTAGTTATAGGTCTTACTCCTGGTATTTTTGGATCGTATTTTACTAAAAGAATATCTTCAACCTGTCCAACGTTACTAAACTCAAACCCGTATTCTGAATAAGCTTTAGTAAGAGTTTCAGGCACGCCTTTTCCAAGCTCAAAAATATGATCGTTTGCACTTAGCTCGCCCCAACCGTATTGTGTTATACCAGCAAACGGACTAAAGTCATCTCCAAAGTTAATTCCTGACCCTGTTTGGCTTTGGTATACTCCGTTTTCAAGTTTAGGACCAGCTATGTTAGCTATAAGCTCGTTAGTTTCTTCGCTTTCAGTAGTGTTTAAAGTTACATCGGTGTCGTCACCGTCGCCTCTAGTGTCGTCAAAATCGTTTAGATCAGTTGTAGCCTTAGGCTTACCTTTTTCAGACTTTTCAACTTTCTTAAGTTCATCAGTATACCACTTTCTAAAATGATCAATTACTTTTCTTTCTTTACCGTCAGCACCTGTTATTTTGTGGTTAACACCATTCTTCTGTATAGCTTGCCTAACGTCTATCATTTCATTTGAATCTGTTACTCCTAGGTCTTCATAAAACTTATTAAACCAGTTTGAAGTGTTAAACATGTCTCCGTTTTTGCTATAACCTACTAGATTTCCTTCGTCATCTTCTAAGCTATGCTCAGAGTCAAATATTAACGACTTAACGCCGCCTTGACCAAGATCGCTAAACATATTGTTAACTTGGTAGTGTATGTTTTGATCGTAGTTAGGGCTTTCTGCTGGCATATCAGAAACGGCGGCTAGCATATCGATGTGAGAGTCAAAAGCTGCGCCATAAGTCATTTCAGGCGTTCCTGCTTTTATTGACTCTATAGATATTCTTTTATCAGGATCATCATCAGCAATATCGGGATTAGGATCTACCCAATAAAGTTTACCGTCTATAGTTTGAAAGTTATCCGATACGCCTTGCTGAATATCAGAATACATGTTCTTAACACCCGGCGCGTTACCTTTAGACATTTCTTCAAGGTTAAAGTTAGCGTCGTTCATGGTGTTTTTTATTTCCATGAGCTTTGCGTTTTGATCACGTAAACCTAAAGAGTTTTTGTTTATATCTGCTATTTCAGCCACTATGTCAGCGTACTTAGGGTTTCTAGGCGACATATATGCTAGCTGCCTGTTTAGCTCTTTAAACCTAGCGTTGTTTTCAGTCATAGTACTAGTAACTAAATCTCCAACACCGCCGTGTAGTTTTGAGTCATCTATATCAGGATTAGCTAACTTATATGCTAGCATGCCAGCCGTAACTCTGTCTTCAGCGTTTTCTACCATTTTAAGAAGAGGCTTATAGCCACTTTCAAACCTTTTTTGATCTGCTAAAGGTTGTAATCTTTGTTGTGCTCCAAGCTTAGCTAGTTTGTCAAACAAACCAGTAGCCGGCATGCTGTCAACATTTTTTTGCATATCGCCAAGAAAGTCTTGACCTAAAAGCTCGTTGCCTTGTTTGTCTTTATCTTCTGCCATAATATATTATTTTATCCAAAAATAGGATTGTCTTCTACGTTGTAGCCAGGATTCTTAGGCTTAAACAAGTTTTGTAAAAAAGAGCCATCAGCAAAAGCTCCTTCGCTTGCCGCGCTTCCAAAAGCTGTTAACAAATCACCAGCGTAACCTGGAGTTTGTTGATTTACAGCGGTAGATGAAGCTAAGTTGCTAGCGCTTAAGCCGTACATGTTTGTTATTCTGTTTATGTTTTGTTGTTCAACATACTGTTGGCCTTTGCGATCTAGCATGTCTACTTGAAAAGCGCCGCTAGCTATAAGTTGATCTAATCTACTTTGTTCGCCAGCGCTCAATCCTTGAAGCCTTGAAGCTTCACCTCTTTGCAGTTGATCTAACCTACCAGCTTCCTGAGCAGTAAGACCTTGTAGTCTAGCTCTTTCACCCATTTGTAATTGTTGTATTCTACCTCTATCACCTCTTTGTAGTTGGTCTATTCTAGCGGCTTCTTGAGCTGTCATGCCTTGTAGCCTTGCTGTTTCACCAGCTCTTAATTGATCAAGTCTAGAAGCTTCGCCTAACTGCATTTGTTGTATTCTACTAGCCTCTCCGCGAGACGCCATTTGGTTTTGTCTTTCTTGCTGAGCAATATCTAAAGAAGCTTGCCTTGCTTGTTGGTTGCCAGCCGCGGCTAAACTTTGCGCTAAACCAGCCACGCCGCTAGAACCAGCCGCCCCACCTAAACTGCTTAGCAGGTTAGCTTGTTGTTGCTGTGATTGTTCTCTAGCAAACTCTGCGGCTCTAGTGTCAACTCTTAAATCCTCCATAGTATTTTGCATGTCAGAGAATCTATTTTGTAAACCAGCGTATTGATTTGTTAACCCAGCAAACTGATTTTCCATACCGCCATATTGACTTTGTAAGCCAGCGTATTGGTTAGTAAGACCTGCAAATTGATTAGTCATACCTTCATACTGATTAGCAAGGCCTGACATTTGATTAGTAAGATTAGCGTATGGATTTGTTAATCCTTCGTATGGGTTTTGAAACTCAATAGCGTTGTATTGAGCTTGCATTTCATTAAACCTTTGTTGATCTGCTCGCTGTTGTCTTCTAGCTTGTCTTCTAGCTTTACGCTTTCCGAAAGCTCCTAGTACAGCCCCTCCTAAAGAAATTGCAGCGCTAGCGCCTGGCGCCGCTAAAAAGCCAAAAGTCTTCATGGGGCTTTCTTTGCCTTCAGTTTTTTTAAAAGGCGAGCGTGAACCGTATATTGCCATAATATTATATTTTATCTATTTATAGTTACATTAATGAGCTACTATTTACTGCTTGGAGAAATCTCCGACGCTATTGAAAACAGCTCTACTAGCTCGTCTGAGTTGTTTTCTAGCTTTACCTTTGCATAATAACCTTTTATGCCAGATTTGTTGACAGTTTTGTTTTTAGCAAACATAATTAAGTCACCAGTTTGAGGCGCGTTATCTGTAATCATGTTTTTAATATACAAGTTGTTATTTTCAACTTTACTTATTTCACCGATCTTAACTGGAGAGTTTTGAGCGTACGAAACGTTGTTAGTAGAAGTATAAGTCTGTTGAGTAACTTTATAAGCTATATCTCCAGACTGCAAAGAAGCGTTTAGGCTACCCTCAACGTTAACTGTTAATTTGTGAAATGTATCTGGCATATTATGAGGCTGTTCCTGGGGTTATTATAAAATCTAAATCTAAGTATATTGTTCTGTTAGCGCTTGGCTGTGAGTTTACAACTACACCGCCAGAAAGAGTTATTGAGTCAGCTAAAAGTTTAGGCGGAGCAACATCAAAGGTTAGTACCTCACCGCCTTTAAATGTTTGAGCAAGTGTTACTACCATTTCTCCAGCAGTAGCTGAGGCCACGTTGTTGCCAATAGCAGTTCTGTTGTTTGTTACAGTGTTGGTGCTAGAATTGTTAACACCGTTGCCAGTGTAGGTAGCAATGTCTCCGCCTGGAATGCCGTAAGTTCCATTAAGTGTCACTACCGTGCTGTTACTAACAGTACCTCTTACAGTTGAAGTTACTCTAACTAAGTCTGTAAGTCTTAAGCTTGGTATTATGGAACAACCTAACACGCTATTTATTAAAGACATTCCTGATGCTCTAAACGTTAAAGTTACTCCGTCTGAAATTGTCTGAGCGCTAGATATAGTTATAGTATTAGTTGTAGTATCTACTGACCGTATGTTAGGAGTGCCAGACAAACCGGCTCCGCTGTAAACTCTCATGCCTACTATAAGATCGCTTACCGAATCAAGTTTAATTGTAGTAGAAGAAGAAACATCACCGTCTACGGTTTGTGTATTTGAAAAATACCAAGCTTTGTCTTGTATTATTAAGTTTGTAGTAGGTTCATCTTCGTTGAGAATAAGACCAAAACCATTAGCGTCTGTATCAGCGTTTTCTATATTCCAACTAATGCTTTTAGAAGCAGAGCTTGTTGGACTACCGACAACAGTTGCGTTACTAGGAAACGTCTTGTAAGAACTGGAGTTAGCTGTTGAAGCTAAGGCTAGCGTTAAAGTTGTATTACCTAGCTGAGCTATTCTTTTATTTATTGCTTTGCCAAACTTCATTTCTGTTTCATCTGTTGGATCAGCAATTAAAAGTATATCATATAAAGATCCAGCGGCGTCTGGAAATTCTATTTCACCATCGTAGCTACCGCCTAATAATCCACTTTTAATCATTTTTTGAGGAGAGTGTCCTGTAGAAAAAGTTTTGTCAGTAAAGTCGTAATAAGATCCAGAAGAATTACTTACTATAAATATAAACTTAGCGCCTTCATCACCTCTTATAGTAAAGCTTCTTACGGCGCCTTCCTTAGGTATATCGCCAGTGTTTAGTTGTATTGATTTTATTAACTTCATAATCTACTCTTCTTCAATGTTTTCTGGCACTAGCTCTATAGGATTTGCCGACAAAACTCCTATACCTTGAAATGTAAAATCAGATGTTTTAGGCTCACCTTTTCCTTTTATGTAATTAAACCACTTGTTTTCTTTTTCTATAAACTCTTTTATAGAGCCGCTTTCCATATTTGTATCTATGCTTGACACTTTCCATCCAAGCTTAGTAAACTGATTGTGTAAGTCTGAGTCTGTAACACCTAAAATTGTGTCACTATTAGGAACGTGAGCTTGCGATCCTTCGTAGTTTATTGTCTTAAAGTTTTTAATAAGCTCAGGCGCATCGTTTAAAAGCGTTGTTATTGTTGAGGGCACTGACTGTATATTGTAGAAAGTGTTTGGTGTAGCTTCTTGATGGTAGTGCTGATAAGCTTCTCCGTTTTTAAAAGTAAAATACTTTTTAGAAACACTAGTTCCACTTTCAGGAATAAACGACTTAAAGCTAGTCCAACCTTTTACCTCTTCGCTATAAGATATAGTTTGCTTTGTTACTTCAGGAAAAGCAATTTGAGTCATTGTAATGTTGTCTATAGACATGGTTGTTAAAGAGTCTTCACTAGAAGATGTTATCATTAAAGAACCTATTACATGTTGATTAGAGTCAAAAGAGTCAATGCTTTGTATATCTACAGTTTCTGAAATATTAAGTGAGCTTCCATCTACAGTAAACACAAACCCTGCCGTTGGACTAGCGTAATAAGCAACTTCAATAGAACCAGAGGTAAAAGAAGTTACGTTAAAGCTAACGTCGTATTTTTGACCAACCAATATTTCTTGTTCTATAGCTTGAGAAACTCTTAATCCTTTTAACGCCTCATCCCATTTAATTTGTTCTTCTGCAAATAAAAGATTATTAAGGTTGTCTGCACTAAGAGTGTTTATTTCACTACCCTCATAATCTATTTCGCTAAACACCCACGAACCTACAACGCCTCCACTTACTATAGAAGTTTCGTCTATTATAGATAAATAATCTATTTTACCAACAAACCAATTTGGCACGACGTTACCAGTAGAGCCATCTTGATTTATAGGTCTAGCGTATATGCCGGGTATATCTGGAGGCTGAGTGCTCATTGAAATGCTAGCGTTAGAACCTTCTGGTTGCACTATGCTTGATATGCCTGATCCATCAAGATTAAAAAACACAGAATAGTCGCCAGCTGCGTCTACTATAGCTCTAATAACTCTAGTTTGACCATCTTCCCACTCAGGGGTTTCAACTCTTATATATAGCTTTCCTTCGACAGTCCCTGTGTCTGGGTTTGGCTGTATTCCAAACTTCAAAGCATAACCGGCTGAAGTAGCGCTAGTAAGCTCGTCGCCTGACCAGTTGTAATCTATTCTATTAGCCGCTCCATTACCGCTGTACATCTCTGGTATATTCCAAACCCAACCGCCGTTTTGATAATAAGAAATAGGCTCGCTTAAAGCGTTTATTAAATTGTTTGTTGTTTGAGCGTTCCACTCTTCAGAGAAGCCACCTAAATCACCAGTTTCAGAAATGTTAATTACTGTAATATCATTAATTTCAACAAGTCCATTTTGACAGTTCCGCAAACTAAGTCTAATTTTGTCTAAGCCTTCATAAGCTTGGCTACTAGCTTGAAACACCGCTCTAAGCACGGGTCTTTGTTCTCCATACTCTGTAGCCGTTGTTGGCATACATATTACACCACCAACTGGAGTTGTTATACTTCCGCTACTGTCCGTGTTTCCTGTTGCGCCCGGGGATCTAAACATTTGGCCAAAATAGCCATTTGGATAATTTGCGTCACCAGGAATTGTTTTGTACGCGTCGCCACCACCGACTGCTGAAGGTATACAACCATATATTATAGGAATAACATCTCCGTTTAATCTTAAAAAGTTACTTGTGTCCGGCGTGTTAATAGTGACAGAGTCTGGATCGTAACCAAGATCAACCATGTACCAATCACCATCTACTAGTTCCACGTCTACTTTAAACCCTGCAGTGTTTTGCCCTGTGTCTAGCGTTCCTATTGAGCCGTCTACAACGTGATGCGTTACTCCGGCAATGTTGTAAGAAGACAAGGCCGCTCCATTGTGGTTATCATAAGCCTCACCCGCACCATGCTGTTGATACGTTGTTACGCCGTTGTCGGTGCCTGTGTAATATTGATAGTCGTTTGTAACACCCTCTTGAGTAATCGATACTGTTTGCCACGTTCCAGGGTTTTCTTGACCGTACTGTTGCAGCGCAGCGTAGTTAAGTTGAGTTACTCCGTACGAATTGTAGCCTGACGGTAAAGCGTGTATAACTTCTGCCCAAGCTGGTATTGTAGAACTAGGAACCGCCGGTGTAGATTCGGTTCCAAAGACAGGGACTGGATCAAGCTCTATGTCTACGCCAGTGTCAATGTTGCCTAAGTTTTCTGCAGCTGTCCCTTGAGCTTCAGATAAAGTCCCGTATTCAGTTCCGTCCGCGGCAGTTTGATATACTTGAGCATCTACATCATAATACGCGTACTCAGGAGCGTCATCTTGATATTCTTGCGCTAAAGGAACGTAAGCACTTCCCGTAGTTTTCATTTCGCGGGTTTTGTAAATGGCCATACCTCGAATCCAAAGAGCGTGGCGACCATTACTTGTAAGCGGGGCGTTACTAGTTCTTTCTACTTTAACCTGAAGATTGTCTACAATTTTTAAAGCACTTCCAGAAGGACTCATTACTTCTTCATCAGTAAAAATTTTAAACTTAACAATCATGGTTCTAAAGCCAGTAAAAAATCTTTTTTGGTTGTACGTAGTACTAACAATATCCATTCCGTAAATATTGTCGCTCTCATAACTATTATTCCAAACTCCATCGTACTCATTGCTGTTAAGAATATACCCAGTGTCGTTAGAGTTGTCATGAACACCACTTACCCCTGGAACAGTAAAAGTATAGTCTGGAGTCCAAGAGCTAACCGGTCCAGAGGGAGCGTACAAAGCGCTTTCATCAGAATTAGACCAAGAATATTGAGCATACCCATGTGATTCTAAGTTGTTGTTAGTCGCATTAAAGTTATTACTACCCAAACTTCCAGTAGAGTGAAACGGCGTATTGTCAGTTGCTCCACCCGCGCCGGTCCATACCTCTGGAATGTTTGCCGAAAATAACGGTGTACTTCTAAAATGATCGTTACTGCCGTCAGAATCTCTTAGTGTAATTTTAATATCCATATTACTAGGCCAGTAGTCGTCTTGTGAAAAAGCCGAAAAGCCAGGTCTATAATACTCTACTGAATAATTTATTTTTACCCAAATTTCTTCTCCATTAAATACGCTCATGTTTGTCGCGTCAGGAAACTCTGCTAGCATTGCAGAGGGAACTTGATTGTTTGCGCCAGAATGACCGTATGGAAATGTTAAGTAATCAGTGTTAGTGCGCAAGCCAACCGCGCCATCGCTAGGAGCGTTATTTGTAGTTGAAGGAGCGCCGTTAGTTTCTATAACGCCAGATACATTACCTGGTATGCTAAAGGTTGCGGTAGATTCTTGATCTTCTTGCCCGTCTACTTGCCAGTTTGTGCCAAAAGTTTCTTTTCTGATCATGTAGCTACCGCTACCAAAAGTTGGCCAAACAGCGTTTTGTAAATTTTGAGTAGTAACAAGAGTTTGAGCGCCTACGTTTGTTTGATATTGTTCAGCGCCATTACTTGCATTACCCGGAACCATTATAGCTCCATAGTTTGGTAGTATTTCGTCTGCGTAAGCCTCGTTGTATGATACTATTGTACTAAAATTGTCCCAAGCTTGGCTTATAGCTCCAACTGGTATTTCTGGCCAGTTTATTATTGTAACTTCAGAATCTATTGATGAGTTAACGACAGGAAGATTTTCATCACCCTCCGTTGCGTTATCATATATGCTAGCTATATCAACAGCCGTATATTCAATACCAGACTCAAGGTTAGGATTATCTATTATTTCTGTAACATAAGAAGACACGCTTAGCTCTTCACCTTCTGAAATGTAAGAGTTTTGTATTAAGTTGTTGTATATGTAGTCGTTAAGCGTTAAGTTGTATTGTCTTTTATATTCGTCATAAGTACCTAACAACGCTCCAGACTTAGGAAGATTATCTCTAAAATAATCGTGCATACCAGCGTCGGATATAGGCGTTAACCCGTCCATAGATAGTCTTAGCACAGCGCCTCTTTGTTTATCAGTAAAATACGCTCTGTACGACTCAAACGCAAACGACTCAGGATTTTTAGATATACCGTAGTCGCCAACAAAAGGTGTAGCTTGACCTAAAACGTTTGTAGTTGCTACAATGTTAGTATTACCATCAGCGTTAAATAAAGCGTCTTTGTTTGCTAGTATTTTAACAACTCTATCTTCGCAGAAAGCTATAAGATCAGCTCTTCTTGAAAAAAGCTTTTGTATACTTCCGTAAGTAGGATTTAAGTCTTTTGTTATTTTTTCTGCTTGTATAAACTGATTTAAGTTATTTAATCCACTGCTAGCATTGTAAAGGCCTGAATAAATTAAACCGTGCTTTCTGTTTTCTTCAGAGTAAGGCTCTTCTAACGTGGTAGAAGCCTTAGCGCCATTGCCTATAAACGTAGCGTTAAAATCATCTCTTAGTCTATTAGACTCAACACCGTCTCCAAACGTAAAGCAGTTATACCAGCTTAATCCAGTTTCTAAAGAAGCGTCTACCATAGGGTTTACTATAAAAATAGCTCTTTGACTAGCATCGCTTTCAAGCTCATAATGTGGTCCAAGCCTACAGGTTGTAAAGCTGCCGTCTGGTCTATAAAATCTAATTCTAGTGTTAACGTAGTCTATTTGTACGTCTTCATTGTTTTTTATGTTAAAACCTAAACCGTTAGAACTAGCTGTAGCGCTTTCGCCTTCAGTGTTAAAATAAAGCCCTACTCCTTCGGCATACTCCCAACTTTTTACATATATATTGTCGGTTATAGTATCTTCACCCCTAGTAGCGCTAGGTAAATCAACAAACTCAATTCTTGACCCTACAGGAGCAAACTGACTAACGTTATCTATTGTTAATTCTGTTGGGATTGCACCACCAGTTTCGTAAAATATATTTAAGTCTAAAGAGTCTTTGGGCTCTGTTTCAAACACAGCAGAAACATCTTTAACAGCCCCAGACAAAGCTTGAGCTTTATCGTCTATAAACTGCATTTTCATAGACGTATCTATATCGATAGCCATAGCTGAAGATGTACCGCCTATAATAGGGCTGTTAGTTTGATCTTGCGGAGCTTTGTCTAGTTTTAGCACAAATACAGTTCTTCTATTACTAGCTTTACCAAAGTCTTCTAACTTAGCAAGTAGAGCCGTGTCTTCACCGTCAACCGAGCCTGTTAGCTTAGCTGTAGCCCACTCAACAGCGCACTCTTCAACACTTTTTTGATCTTCGTGCCTATGTATTCCACCTTCGTCGGTATGGGCAAAAACAAATTTAGATCTAAAAGGAGTGTGGTTGTACACGTGTTTTATAGAAACGTCTAGTATAGTGTATATAACATCGTTGCTGTCTTTCTCAAACTTAAACTTTTTGCCAATAGCTAAGTTCTTAACAAAGTCTTCAATGTTTTTGTCTGTTTGAGTAGAGCTTGACTGTGTCCACTTTGTAGGTGAAAAGGTTGGGTCCCACTGTCTTTCATGCAGTTCTTTATACTCCAAGTCATAACCTATACCTACGCCTGGCGATGGAGCCTCGCCTAAAGGTTCGTCGTCAATGTAGTTTCCTTCTAACTCAACAAACTTTACAGCATTTTCGTCATCGTTGTTTCCTAGCGAAGTTCCTTGCTCGTTAGTAAAAGCACCCCCGCCCCATATACCTTGTAGTATTTTACCTAAGCCATTAGCACCGGTAACTTCTATGTCATTTAAGCTAATCCCAGAAGAATCAAATAAATTTTTTCCAGGCGCGAAAAAAGAAACGTGCATGTAGTGACCGCCGGCTTCTTCGCCGTAAGTTTCGTTTGTTTCTTGACTAAATATATCGTTTTTCCATCTATAAAAGCCGTTTACTTGGTCGTTAGTAGTAGTTAAGACGCCAGGTATAAACGATCTAACTCTACTTTGCCACGTACTGTAGCTTGATATATCAGCTAAAGACCAAGTTGTATATTGATTTAAGTCCCAAGGATATTCTTCACCTTCAGAGTTCCACTCTACTTTACCGTAGGTTAATTCATTTGCAACAACGCCTTGACCTGCTTCTTTAGCATAGCTGCTAGAAGATAAGTTAGCAGCAGACATGTGCATGTTGTCTATAAAAAAAGCTTTTGAATAACTTGTAAGCAGAGCATCCCACTCAGAGGCTTTATTTGATACACCACTTATTTCATCTTCGTCTTTAGGCTGGCTTTCAGGAGCTTGTCCAAAACTAGGCATGTTGTCTAAGCCTTGATCTTCATGTGTGCCAATTGTGTCTGCCCACCAAAACATATCTTTAGAAGCAGAAATAAACTCACTTATAGACTTGTTTGACTTTATTGTAGTTATATTATTTTTTATAACTTCGTCAGACAGTATCTTAACAAAAAACTTACCAGAAAACTCTTCAGCATCTCGCTTTTCTTTTCTATAAACCGTAAATACTAAATCATGATTTAATTCGTCAGCACTATTAGCAGCTAAAGCCGCGTCATCTACGTGTATTTTTTCGCGTAGTTTTAACCTCATAGCAGTACCAACTTCTATAGAAACCGCTTGGTATCTTCTTGAGTGAACCTCAAATCCACTAGCATCTACTGTTTTCCAAGAAATATATATATTATCTACAAACTCAGTATTGTCTACACCCGAAACGCTTGGCGCACCCGTACCTCTTAAAACTGGATAACCAAAAGTAAACCAAGAAGACTTGTCAATTTCTACAATATCTGTTTGTTTGTCTATTCTAAACTCGCTGTCTTGAAACAATGAGCCTTCAGTGCCACCGTTTGCTAGGTTTGTAGATGTTGTTAAGTTTGAAACTTCACCAACGGGTAAGTATACGTAAGCTACAGAGTCAGGAGCCTCTGGCTTCACATCTATAACTTTATATCTATTAGCATCTTCTACGTGGTTGTCTGTAGAGCTTGAAACTTTTTTTAAGATTAAATAATCTTCTGTTGTTATTTTGTTTATTTCAGAAGAAGGAAATGAAAGCCAAACATGCTCTTCTTTATTGTCAAAATCTGTGCTTATGCTTGGAATATACAATTTATCCATTAATAAATTATAATATTCTCCAGATGTTTCTTTTATATAAAACTTAAAGTATTTAGCCCAGTCTGGCGTTGGCGTTTTAATACTGCTAGTTAACACCATCGGGCTTAAAAAATTAGGCCTATCACTATTAGCGCCTACCCAAGGAATATTAACAGATGCGTTTGTAGAAGAAAACACTGGTGTTTCTCTACCGTACTTATCGCCATAGACAACGCCAAGCTGATAATCTCTTAAAGACTTTACAGACTCAAGCCCTCCACTTAGAGCGTTGTTGTTTTTTAAGCTTTTCTTTTCGTAACTAGACTTTAGTTTAACGCTAGAGCTTGGCATATCGTAGCCTTGAGTATAGTTTGCGTAAACTAATCTATTTCCAGTCATTTCTTGAGCAGCAGCTTTTCTAGGTACATTATCCCAAGATCTAAGCATTTGGTTTTCAGGCAAAGCAGCGTATATGTTTTCTGTTGTAACTAAATATCTACCTTTGTTGTTTTCCTGCGCTCCATAAAGATTGTCAACTCCTTGAGTAGATCCATCGGCTTTAAACTCATCGTCAGAAGGTTTTATGTTTGCTATAGAGTAAACTACGTTTGAGCCCTCGCTTTTATATAGTAAGTCTACTTGAACAACATCAGCTGGAATATCAGCTGGTATAAAATCCATAAGCTCAACAGACTTTATGGTGTTGACCATTGACTTGTTGTAAACTTCTTTATTAGAGTAAAAATCAGAGGCGCTTGTGCCGTCTTGATGCTTAGCGCTAAATACTACGTTTGTAAAAGGTCCAAAAGCAGAGTATTCGCCGTCTCTATATTTATACCTAAAGCAAAACCTAGGCATTACTCTTTCAAATATACCTTTTTCAGATTTGTTTTTGTTATGATTTATTTTTACAAAAGGAGGAGATAAAGGTCTTTTCTTTATTACAGTTATAAAGTCTTCAGTAAGCAAAGTGTCTGTAACCTCATTTTGAGGTGTAACGTAAGTAGTATGCTTGTTTAAGCCTGTAGTTTGATTTTGATCTGTTCCTAGCTTGCAAAGTCTAACGTTTATTTTTTTAGGCTCTCCTATACCGTCAGTCCAATACAGAAAGTCATCAATAATGTTTATTCCAGTAACATGTGTATTTGGAAAGTTTAAAGCTGAATTACTGTTTCTTTTGTTAGGGTCAACAAAAACAAGGGTAGACTTTTGCAGTTGGTCGTCCCACTCTAATATCATGTCCACAGTAGTAGATGTAACAAACCAATAAATTCTATTGTTTTGCTCGTCAGTTATAGAGCCTATACACCTAAACTCAGCGTTAGGAAGACCTGCTACTCTATAGTTACCTAGTATATTTTGTACTGTACCAACATTAGATCCTTCTGAAGTAGAAACCTCAACGTTCATAGCGTCTATATATTCTCCTTTAGGCACTAATCTTTCGTCAAGGTCTTTATTCATTTTACCTTTAAGAAATGTGTTTTTTATTTCTGCCATCTACTAGTGTTTTATTTGCTTAGACTTACCTCTAAGTATTTGAGTAATCTCCTCTAACTTAATGTTTGATAGTCTTAGCTTTGCTTGTCTAGTTGCAGCAAACTTCTCTTTTTTAGCACGCTGAACTATATACTCAGGTATGTTTATCCTGCTTGATAACACCGAGTGGGTTATCCATTTGTATATTGCATCTTCAGCAAACTTGTGTACTTTCATTTCGCCGTCGGTGCCAAGGCTATCACTTATATAATCTAATATCACAGTTTTTCCAGCAATGTTAGAGCTAAAGTTTATTTTGCCCATTCTGTTGTCTATATAGTAAGATCCGTTTATTTGAGCTCTTGTTGGTTCAAGGCCATATCTTTCACCTTGCTGAGGCCAATACGTATCGTCTTCGTAATCCTCAGTTTGATTTTCGTGAGGTGTGTTTGCTTTATAATTTTTAAAAGTTGAAGAAACTCCAGAATCTACTTCTGTTAAAGAAGGCTTAACATTAAGATTTGATATTGCTATATCATCTACAGTAGCCGTGTCAAATAGCAGGCTACTGTTGTAGGCCGTAACATCAATATCCGTGTGATCAATAATACTTAACGCAACCAAATATATCGCGCCAGTAGCATTTGTCAAGTCTATAAGCTCTCCTTCGTAATTTTTAAGACCGCTTTCACCCTGTGTCCACTCTATATAGCCTAAGTCAAAATAGTTTGGATTAGCATTTGGAGTGGGAGCGTGGTACTGTACGCCTTGCCAAACATAGTTTTGCATAGAGATTTCGTCGGAAGGTGGCTGAGTAGAAAGCCCAACTCTAACTGTACTACCAGGTTTAGTGAAAGTTCCAGCGGTACCGTAGTTTGTAATAGCTGCAGCAGCTTCAGCCTCTGTAATGGTTAAACTTGAAGAGGCATTGGTAGTTGCTGTAGCTCCAAAAGATATAGCGCCAAGATCTGTAGCGTCTATCTCTTGATATATATATGTGCAATAGCCATAAGAAGAATTACCATTAGAACTTCCTATTGTAGCGTGGTTTTGAAACTTTACAACTGGATTTTCTGCGGAGGCGTCTACTGAAATACTAGTTACAACTCCGCCTACAGAAGGAGGTCTTACTACTTGTGGGCTTTTTGTCCAACCTTCTAAGCCATCTGTAAAACTTGCGTTTTGAAAAAGATCTGCTTGAGTTGGAAACTCATAAGTGCCATCTGAGTTTTGCTTTATTTCAAATGGATTTGAAGTATCTTTTGTAGGGTATAGAGGATGTTTAACACCAGAAGAATCAACCCAACTAAGCCTTGTGTAGTTGACATAGTCTTTTGGCAATATCATGGTTAAGCTTGGCGGCACCTCTATCTGTTGAGCTTTTACAGATTTAAAAGTGTCAAAAGAAAGCTCAGCTAAAGCTCTATACGCGTGAAACTGCACGTCTGTTCTACTAACATTAGTTATTAGTTTTTCATCACCAACATAAACAACCATAAATTGCTCTATAATATCATCTAAAGAACAAAACTGATAGTCACCGTGCTCTGAACCTTCGTAATAGCTTAAGTCTGTTTTACCGTATAAATATCCCATTTTTTATTGTTTTTGTTGAGCAGTCGTATTAGCATCGGCTTGACCCGCCACTTGAGTTAACGTAAGCTCTTTTATAGATACTCCTGCGTACTGTAGTATTTTTAAAATCAAGGTTCTTTCTTCAGCCTTGTCTAACTCAAAATGTCGAGTAGAATTATTGGGCGCCCATATTGCTTTTTCATTAACAACTAAATATGTCCAGTTAGGATCAGTAGGCTTTCTAAAATAAGAGTAAGAAACAACATGATTCGCAGCGTAACTTTCTTCAATATTTGCCATTAAGTAAAACGTGTTGCCAGCCACATAGTAGTTTGGCCTTTTTACATTTGGCTTTGTTAAATAACCGCTACTAGTAATTTTTAAGCTATCAGCTCTATTAATTTTTTCTATATTGTACCTATTTTGATCAGCTATAAGTATTGCTGAAGAGCACTTGTAATGATCAGAAGGTAAAGTAGCTGATGGAATAGTCAGATTAGCGGTTGTTATAAACTTAGATAAATAGTCTTCTAAAATTTGCTTTAAGTTAGGCGAAAAACTAGAGCTAGTTGCTTGAACACCTCTTTTAATTTGATCAAGATCGTAAAAGTATTGCTCAAATATTTCCATCTGAGCTTGTCTAGCGAATAAGTTAAACTCTTGAGGCGTAATGTAACCTCTTTGTTCTTTGTTAGCTAATGCTAACACTGTCTGGTAGACAGTATCTACGTTTGCAAATTGTTCCGCCATTATGTTTTATTTTTATAGTTAAGCAACCACCCCGAAGAGTGGCTGCTCTACTATAGGATGATTACGCGTTTAATCGCTTTTCTATGTTGGAGTATATCTCCATACCTTCATCTGTTTTAAACCATGCGGCTAAAGCAGAATATGGGTGCTCATCAAACGGAACTGTCATTAGTTTTCTATCGTTAGATCCCCAACTAAAAGTTCTTTGATCTGATGATAATTTAATGATTCCAAGCTCATTCGCTTTGATACCAAAGTTTCTAAGCTGAACGTTGTCATCGTTTACTAGTTCTAGGAATAAAGAAGGATTTCTTTTAGCATATAATAGTAAATCTCTTTTAAGCTCCTTAGAACTCATCTTAGACACCTTAGAGCCAAGCTCTACACGCATTACAGCTTCAGCCATATCAATATCTAAGCTTTGAGCCGCGTTTAATGCTTCGATTTCTACTTGTATCATCTCAACCTGATTGCTAGCGATAGCAGCGGGCTTATGCTCGTAAAAAATCTTGTCTCTTTGTGGGTGATATAAAGACAAAAGTTTTTGAAGTACAGTTTTGTTTTTAGGAACGTTTAAAACGCCGTTTCTAAATATAATATGCTCTAACCTCTGGTCACCTTGCATTTCATCAACAAATACAGTTCGTTGGTTTGAACAATATTTTAACTCTCTTTCATAACCTTTTTCTTCGTCGAAATAATAAATATTACTACCTTTTATCAACTTGCTTAATGGCTTGTCGTTGCTTTTAAGCATGTAAAATCTATCTTTTATTTCCCAAGTATCTTTTACTGGCGTTGGTAAAGGTTTTTCTTTCACCTCGACAGTAACTGGTTTCATTTCATTTGTAGCTTTTATTTCTGGCTGTTCTACCTCAGCTTTTTTTGTTTGTTTTTTTGCCATGATATAATATAATAATAATTAAAAAAAAAAGAGAGGAGGAGATTATCCTCCCCTCTATTAATACAAACGCTTAGTTAAACAAGCAGAAGTTGTTTGCACCTTGAACAATCATACATCTTTCAGATAAGAAGTTCATTGTCATTGCGTCTAAGTCAGAAGTAACAGCTCCAACAGATCCTGTAACCCAAGATTTGTTCTTTCTGCTTTCCATGTTAGAAGCGCGGTAACGTACGTGTAAGAATGGACGCTTAAGGTTTTTACCTAAACCTTGGTCGTACACATTAGATACACCAGCTGGGATAACAACACCACGAATAGCTTCACCACCAGTTGCAGCAGCATTGATACCGCCTCTAGTTTGCTTATCGTTTAAGTATTTCCAGTCAGACTTATAGAAGTCGTAAGAACCTCTACGGAAACCAGAGAAACCTAAGTTTAATGCCATATCTTCAGAGTTGTCGAATACTCCGTAAGAAGTACCACCAGCACCGTAAGAGTTCATTGAAGCTAACATATCGTCGATAGCAAGAGACGTAGCTCTGTTTACAAACATCATGTTTTCTTCAATAGCGCCGTTTTCATCAAAGGCAGCTAGCATAGCGTCAAACTCAGCTAAATCAGTAGCAGCGTTAACACCAGTAACACCAGATGATTGGTGGCCTCTTGAAGTAATCGCTTTGAAAAGACCTTCAGTACCGTGAAGTCCAAGAGCGTCGTTAGCAGCGCCTAATACGATTGATTCTTCAGCCGCTTTTTCAGCTTCAATACATACCATTTCTAGGTAGTCGTTGAAACGAGCTTTAGTATCACCAGCAGCTTTTAAGTACCAGTAATAACCGTTTTGTCCGTCTTCACCAGAAACTTCAACCCAACCGATTTGAGCAGCATCAGATCCAGATACTTCGTACATGTCTTTGATGATGATTGGCTTGTTAGTGTAAGTTTGGAAAACAGGCTCGTTAGCTCTTGTTTGGTTGTTAGTTCCTTTAGCGAACTCAGAACCGAATACTAAAACTTTACAAGTATCATCAGTATCTGCGAAGCCAGCATCATCTAAATGCTCATATCCATAAGGAGTAACTGTAAAAGCGTCAGTGCCAGCATCAGCATCACTTACGCGAGCTGTAATAGTTTGACCACCACCAGCGATTAATACCATGTCACCAACTCTAATACCGTGATCTGAAGTTTGATTTACACCGTCTTGAGTTTTAGCCACCTTCATTGTAGAAGCCTCGGCAGACGTAATAGTACATTCATAAGATAAGTGTAACCTACCTTGCTCTGACCATACAACTTGATCAGCAGACATAGCTTCTTCAGCACTTACTTGACCTAAGAATCCTGAGATAGTTCTTTTACCAAAAACCTCAGCTTCTTCAGCGATTAAGTCTGGAAGATATTGCTGTGCCCACCCACTGTTTTGTAGGTCTAAATAATTTTCCGATCCGATAACCTTTTGAGTAAAGTCTTTACCAGCCGGAGTGTAACTGTTAATTGCCATTTTTAATTTATTTTAAATGGGTTAATAATTTATTTTCGTTTATTAATTTTAAACTTAAAATCAGAAGAATTTTCACCCACTACTCTAACCTTTACTCCGCCAGCCTCAATCTCTCTACCGTGTTCTTGGCGAGGATTCATACTAACGTTTTTAGATTTAGCAACACTATCTTTTAGAGCGTCAGCTTTGCCTTGCTCGTAAAAATGCTGTGCTATAGCATCTGGGTTCATAGCTGTATATAAAGATTTATGATAACCTTTAGCATCAGAGATTGTATTGTCTTCGTTCAAAAACTTTTTGATGAAGTTGTTAATATCACTCTGCGTTTCTTTAACCGACTCTTTATTCTTAACATTAAACCTATACTTTTTATCACCGACGTTGTATTCAAAACCTTTGAACTTGTCGTTGAAAAGATTATCAGTTTTCTGTTTAAAAGTACTGAGTCGCTTTTCAGCTACTTTTTTGGACTCTTCCGACTCCTTGTTATACCTGTTGAAAAAATCAATAGCTTTCTGTTGTTCTTTTGTTAACTTTGAGCCATTTTTAATTTCATCATAGTAGTTGGATTTTACACTCTCCAAGTGGTTCTTTGCTTGAGCAACTTGCTCCTTCAAAGCTAATTTCTTTCTTTTTATATCTATATCCTCGTCCATTTCTTCGTCAAAAGAAAATTGATCCTCCATCATGAAGTCTATTTCTTCCGCGTCTAGATGAGGTTTAGTTTGCTTATAATATTCTCTTAGAAGAGTTAAGTTGTCTAAACCAGAGTAATCTCTGTTTAAGTTAACATAGTCTTCTAATGTACCGCCAGTATCATTCATAAAGTCAACTAACTTTTGAATGTTTTCTGGTAGTGGCTGACCAGTAACCGCGGCTTCTTCTACAGCCTCCTCTACTTCATCAACCAACTCTTTCAAAGCCTCGTTCGGCTCTTCATCAGTAATTTCTTCTAGTACTGCATCTTGTGCTTCGGCTTCCGGCTGTACTTCTTCTTGTTCCGGTGTGGCGTCGGCACTTTCATCGCTTCCAACCACTCCTGTGTCGTCAGTTGGGCCATCTGCAACTTCTGTTGTTTCTTCTGGTTTTTCATCTTCAATTGGTTTACTTAAATCTACTTTAAAAACGCTATCGTCGTCAGCAGAATTAAATTTACTCTCTTCAACCTTTTCTACGGGTTGTTCTTGTGTAGTTTCTTCAACTACGTTTTCGTTTTCTTCCATAATATAAAATATAAATTAGTAATTTATTTAGGTTCGTATGCACCTAGATTAAATCCACTTCCAATAGTATCATTACCTGATGACTCAAAGTTTTTAGGTGGTTTACCTGATTTTCTTTGATCTATAAGCTCTGATTGTTGCGTAGCTTGGATTTTAGTTCTATTATCTTTACGATCTTCTTTTTCTTTTTCTCTATTCATCAGCGTCTGATTATCCATAGCTCTTAACTGCATGTTATACTGAAACTCTTGCGCCATAAGTCTTTCTTTAATGACAGACTCTGCTTGCAGTTTCTGAGCGTCAAGCTGCGCCTGCATTTGTGCTAGCTGAGCTTCAGCCTGCTTAAGCGCTTGTTGCTTTTGTACTTCCATTTGAGCAGAAGCTTGTTGTTGCTGTATGTTGGCTTGAGACTGAGCTTGAATATTTTGTTGTTGTATTTGCTGATCTCTTTGCATTTTCTTCTTCCTACGTATCTTAAGAAGTTGATTAGCAAGCTTAATGTTCTTTATCTCTCTTAAATCAATAACGTCCTCTAAGTCTATAGTTTGTTGAGCTAAGGCTTGCTGTATATTGTTTTCTAACTTAGCTTGCTCTTCTTCGTCTGGTGCTAAATCTAAGAATATGCCAAAGTCATACAGATGTAAGTTAGACATTTCTTCTAGCGTAGCTACATTGTGCACACCAATACTTTGTATAAACGCATCTTTTGTCGGCGAGTACTCTATGATGTCAGATATTCTAAGTGATAGTTGCTCTGCAACCTCAGTTGTTAAATACAAACCAGAGTTTAATATATGTCTAGTAGCGGTGTTTGAATTAGCCGCGGCCATTTTTTGAACACCAACTAAAGCTCTTTCGTCAGGAGTACTACCGTCTCTAGCTTCGTTAAGCCCGGTTGTATCACGTATCATTTGCAAGTAATAGTTGTAATTACCTATTAGCGCTTGTATCTTGTTACCACCAGATCCAGATGTAATTTCTTGAATAGGTACTTTACCTGGATTCATATCACCCTCAGAAGTAAAGCTTCGTCCAATAACACTACCCGTTTGGAAGAACATGTTTAAAGCTTCTTGTGGGCTATAGTTAGTTCCATTGCCTAAGTCTATTTCAGCTAAACCATCTGCGTCAAGATAAACACCGTCTGGAACCATCTTAGACATTACTTGCTGTAGCTTCAAGTGTGTAAGCTGTATCATATCAGCAAAACCTGTAATACGCTTAACTAAAGATTCTATTCTACCTTTGTACATTCTAGGAGCTACAATACTATAGTTCATTTTAACTTTAGTAAAATCGCTCTTAGGTCTCATCATGTTCTTAGACATTTCCCACTTAAGAAGTTTGTCTGTACCTAAAACCATAGCGCCTTCGTATAAGCACTCTATTGATCTCTGTAGTTTAGAAAAGTTTTCAACGTCTTCAGGCGGATTAAAGTTATCGTCTTTTTCTATAGCTTTATCAGCGCCGCTACCTGTTTCTTTTATTTTATAAACTTCGTTCATGTAGGTCTTGTAGTTAAAATACAAAACTTGAACTTTGTTATTGTCTTCTCGGCTGTAGCCTCTACTTTTATTTCTATTTGAAGAAGTGTTTACTCCAGCTTGTTGTATTTCTTCTAAGTCAGATTGCTCTAAGTGAGGAAACTGCTTAACTAATTCGTTTATAGGTATTTCTTTAACTTCACCCACGTAGTATATATCGTCAAAGTATGGCGACTCTGTGTAAGAGTAAACTAAGTCAGCAGGGTCAACATAGTCTACAACTACACCCTCAGAAGTATTAAAGCTAGTTTTTACCGCGCCAATACCTAACACAGTGAGGTCGTAGAAAAACTGCTTCTTAATCAAATCGTAGTTGCTACCCTCCATCAAAACTTTTATAGCTTGCTCTTCAGCTATCTCTACAGCCTGCTTATATGTTAGCTGCATGTGAAGCTCTAGTTCTTCTTGTGTTTGCGGTAAGGTTTCAGGGTCGTTTTCGTACAAGTTCATGCCAAACTCTTCAGCGGCAAAGTCATTCATTTCTCTAGCCGCCATGTCGCCAAGTATACTTTCCATATACTCTGTTCTTTTAGCAACGCCGTTAGGGTCTTGCGAATACGCTTTAATATCATATACGCGTTCTGCTATACCGTTAACCACAATATCTACAAACTTTGGTATGATTGGCACTGGCGTCCAGTCTAAGTTTAAATACGATAAATCACCGTTTATAGAAAGCTCGTCTTTATATTTTTTTATTGATTGTTCGCCTCTAGCGTATAGCCTTAGCTTGTGAAAATCATTTTGATAGTCTTCATATCTGTGACTACCATTGTTATCGTTAAACCATTCTGACTCGATAGCTTTAGCTACCTTTAAACCATAGTCATAGCTTATTTTTTCTGCATCGCTAACGACTTGACTTGGAAAATAATTACTTACAACAGACTCTGCCATATTTTTATTTTATTATTTTTGATGTGTTACCAGTGTTACTATATCTGGATATGTTAAGGTTTAACTTTGGTTTTTTAATTTCTCCGTGTGGTCTATACAAGTGTCTATTACAAGCCATTATAGCTAAACCAGAACTTATCGCGGCATCAAACTTTGTACGTTTGTTTATATCAAACCTACTCCACTCATTTAGTGTTTGGTTAAAGTATATGTTGCCATAGTTACCATCACCTAAATGTCCGACATGGTCTTGTATGTACATTTCTATTGCTGCAGCGTGAGCTTGTTTTATATCCTCACTAGAGTTTGGTATACCACCAACTTCTTTTTCTGCTACAGATAGCTTGTTCCATATTTTATCTGGTCTATTCATACTGAAACCTCTATATCCTCTACGTTTTAAATAGTAAAGTAATCTAGGTTTGTTATTTTCCGCGAGTAGTGGCATACCATAAAATACTAATGCCATTAGTACATCTTCAAAAAATATTTCAGCGGTTTGTGGTCTTGCAATATATTCTAAGAACATGTGATTTGGTGGAGCGTCTTCCATAGAAAACTTTGTTAAACCATGCAAAGCACCTTTAGATCCTTTACCGTCTACTGTTCCACTAATATCGTAGCTATCACACCCAAACGCACCAACGTGTTCGTTACCCGGGTATTTAACTCCGTTCTTTATTATAACTCTATTCTGAAGGTTTGTAGGCGGTACCCAACTAATGTTAAACCTACCTTTTGGATCTGGATAAAAAACAACCTTTGTATCTTTTACTCCGTTCACCCATTGGAAATTACCTGTATTAACTACAGAGCTATTTCTAATGCCTTCATTATAATCTATTTGTTCGTATATCTTAACTAAGTTAAATATACTGTTTTTTGCCTCATCTCTGAAAGCGTGTTCTTCTGTTCTAGGAAACTGACGGTAAAATTCATTTAAACCATCTTGATCTCCTTTTAATCCATCAGCCTCATTGTCCCAGTGCTCAATAATACCTATGTCTATTAATTCACCGTCGGGTCCATAAACGTCTTGTCCGGGAGTATTAAAGACAGGGCTTCCATATTCATCAATGAATCCTTCATAGTTCCATTCCATTGGGATAAACAGAGAGTATAAACCAGAACGTGTTTGACCATTTCTATTTCTTTGCGTTACATCACTATCTTGATATAACTTTTTAAAATTATCACCACCTTTATCCAAGGCATTACTTGTTGAACCCATCATACACTTGCCAACTATTCTAGAACCTAGTCTAAGACAAGTCTTTGTAACTCGCCAGTTGTTAAGTATATTGTCAGGCCTTTCCCACTTACCACTTTCATCGTGTACAAGTAAAGAAAGTTTCTCACCATCATAACTGTTGTCTCCAGTGTTTTTCCAGTCAATCGTGGTGTCTAGACCTTTTATATCTTCTAGCTGTTCGTTAACCTCTATTTTTTTACGAGTAAACTTACTCGCTGGTACACGATATGCTAATTCAGACTTTGGTCTATCCATACCATCTTGTATAGGTTTGAAGAAAAAAGGATAGTTTATTGATATAGGTACAACCTTGTCGGTAAACATCTTTTTTGCATCAGCTCCACTTTTGGATAGTATTCCATATCTACTATCACTCGATATTGTAGCTAAGTTAACGGTTTCAGCAGAGCTCATAAAAGAAAAACCAGAACGCCTATTTTTAAGATAACACATACCATAACATCTTTTATCAGCTTTGCAAGCTTCCCAAAATATAAAAAACAACCTATTAGCTTCACGAAAGTCTGGAGCACCAACGTCTATTTTCGACCACTGGAGGTACATGTAGTGAGTTCCCGTAAGAT